TTTGCTCGGCACATCGCGGGCCAGGGCGACCACCGGCACAGCCGATGCGCGCGACAGCTGCAGGTGCATCGTGTCAATCGTCACGAGCAGCGCCGCGCGGTCGAACAATCCCAGCAAGTCGAACGGCTTCTTCGCCTTCACGCTCGCCATGTCCACCACCTTCCAATGCTTGAATCGGTCGCGAAGCGATTTCAGCAGTTCCGGCTTTTTCATAAACGGCGACGAAATGCCGTCCAAGGCCGCGAGGATCGTCGGCTTGGCAAACACCAGCTTGCGCGCCAGTTCCGCCTCACGCTCCGGGTCGCGCCGGTCGAACACGAGCGGCAGCTTGGACCAGCCTTCGAGCGTGCCGGCGTGATGCCAGAGTTCTTTCGCGAAACTGTCCGTGTGCTTTGCTTCGCCGTTCTTGCCGAAGACTGGATTCACGAACGCAATCTCCGAGTCCGGGAACTTCGACTTCGCGAACTCAGCCGCCGCACGATTCACTTCAGAGTCACCGCCGCGCTTCCAGTCGCCGTCAAACACCACCGGCTCGACGTAAGACACGCCTTCCAACATCGCGGAGTACTTTTTTCCAACGATAACGGGCTGACGCACGCCAGATTTGTCGAAGCGGGATTTGAGCAGAGGGAGGATGATGCACAAATCTCCAAAGTGGCCGGCGCAGAGGATTGGCTGCACGGCGCTCATGCGATTGCGGGGGCGGGGAGTTTGTTGGATTGGGCTTCGGGAATGTGCTTCCATCGCTGGCGCAAAACGATCTTGTTAATTGCCTTGAAGCCGACGCAGAAAAGTTTCGCGATCTTCCGTTGCTGCATTCCTTCGGCGTGAAGACGACGGATTTCCAAGACCTGTTCAGTCGTCAGCTTCGCCTCGCGCCGTTCCTCGCCGCACAAGTATTTCTGCCTGCCTTTGGAGAGCATGTCTGCGTTATTGGCCGCGGCATCACCGAGGAAAAGGTGGAACGGATTGCAGCATTTTCGATTGTCGCAACTATGAAGCACCCATTTGCCGTCTGGGATTGGACCGAAGGTGATTATCCACGCTACTCGATGCGCTCTTTGTTCACCGTTCCATTGAAGCTGCCCGTAACCGTCTTTGTCTATTGCGCGATCCGTCCATTCCCAGCATCCGTTGTCTGCGATCTTCAACTGCGGCCAGAATCTTTGCTCAATCGGGATTCGCAGCGACAGATAGCGGCACGCTGGCGAACAGAATTGCTGCGACTTCTTTCTGGTGTAGAACATCTGCCCGCACCCGGGCCGTTTACATTGTCTCCCAGGAAACTTCGGCGCGGTGAGTTCTAACTGAACGGGAGTTGTCATCAGTGCTTCCTCAAACCTCAAAGCCGCCGTCTGGTTGCCAACAATGTGACTCGAAGGCAGTAGTATGGAAGCTACGCCAAACAGCGGCTTTGAGGTTTCAGTTTCCTGCATCCGAGTCACGCCAATAGCAAAGACTCAAAGAGGTTTTGCGTCAACAAAAAAGCCCCGGAACTTTCCGGGGCGATTCAATCTACGTAAGTCGTTGATCAGTAAAGGTCTGAGTAACTTGGGGTGCTATAAAAATCATTACTGCGACCAAGGGTCGAAGGCACAGCATCCGCGATTCCGTTTATGGCCAAACTTTGCCCCGGACATTCGCATAAATAAGTGACAGTGTTGCTCGCCATCTTCACTTCCTCCGTGATGTGCTCCATCACGCAGGCGAACGTCGCGTCAATCCGGCTGAGTGTCTGTAGGTCGCCCAGCGTGGTGGTCTTGGCGTTGGACTGGATCATGCCCGGATAGATCGTGCCGCCCTTGGGGCCGGGCTTTCCGATGTCGAGGCACCACAGGACGCGACCGGCGCTGCCGACTGATTCGGCGTCGAACGCATTCACCATGTCATCGAAGAAATCGGCGGTGACAATGGCCATCTTGAGTCCGACCGGGTACTTCAAGTTGGAAAAGATTTTCCACGAGAAGCCGAGTTCGTTCGATCCAGTCTCGATGTTGACGCGCACGATGTCGCCGTATTCGGCTTTGAGATAAGCGAAGAAGGCGGTTTCGATGTTGGCCGCCGTGCGCTGGTCGGTGAACCAGTCGAGCGTATCCACCGTGCGCCCCTGGCTCTTGCGAGCGCGGGCGATGCGGTAGTTCTCGTCGAGGAACTCGTACCAGTTGAGCGCGTGATTTTGCAGGTCCTTGACGCGACCGCAGGCTTGAAGCTGTTCGATGATGCCGACCGGGTTGGCGCGGTAAGCGATCAATTTGCCGCCCAGTCCGGGATCAACTGTGGCACCGGTGACGGTCGTAATCTGTTCGAGCGACTGCCAGTTGGCCATCGTTTGATTGGCGCTGATCTTTTTGGAGAAGAAGAAGTCGTTCACGAATCGGCGCTGATACAGTTCTTCGTCCTGCCGGTTGTATTCGGAGAGCGGAAGATTCTGGAACTGCTCGAAGTACTGGTTTCCTTCGGCGAGCCGGGCGATCACCTTGCGATACTCGCTGTCCACGCGGCGGGCGCGGCGGTCGGTCTTGTACCAGAACGGAACGTGCTTGCGCGGGTTGATGACGGGCCGGTTCAGGCAGAACACCTCGAAATCGTTCACATTGTTCGTGCCCGCGAGGATGACGCCGGCGGTGGGCGCGGCGGCGAACGGCGTGATACTACCGGCGTTCTCGGACTTGAGCAGCACGTCAATGTAGGAAAGCGACGTGTCGGCTTGCGAGGCCATGACCTTCCATTGGCCGCGCAGAGTCGTGCCGCCGGACAAGCCGAAAATCTGGATTCGGTCCCGGGTGAGAAACCATTTGGCGTCGAGGTCAACGCCGTAGCGGGTCACAACGCGCACGATGCGGTCGCCCGCGTCGCCGAGCGCCACGTCAGCGGTCGTAAGCGGGCCAGCGGCAACTGTCCCCACAGCGGTTGACGGCGTGTCGGGCGTGTAACCGGATTTGGCGACGCCGTTGACGACGACCCAGTAGGTGTCAATGTTCACCACCGAATCCTGGCGGGCCATAATGAACGGTTTGAGCAACGACGGGCCGCGGTCCAGCTTCTCGTACGACAGCAACCCTTTCAGGTCGGAACGCATGGACGACATGAGCCAGTCATACATGCTGTTGACCCGTGTTCCGCACGCCTTCATCTCGAAGCTCGTCCGAAACCAGTCGTCCATCTCGTTGAAAAGGCCGTTCGTCGAGAACAACGCCTCCAGTTGCGTTGGCGTCAGCATGTTGATACTGGCGCGCGTGATCGTGCCGTGCGTGTCGTAGGTGTTGCGCACGACGGTTGAACACGGCAATTCCTGGAACGGCGAGATGTTAAGCTGGCCAGGGATCGGCTTGTTGATCGCGCAGGCGATCAGGAAGCAGACTACGGCAAGCGGATAAAGACCGACGAGAAGTGAGACGACGAACAGGGCGGCAAGCCCGTAGTTGATTTGGTTTCGTAGCATGGCTCTTGTGCCGTCCTGTGCTTGATTGCGACAGGTTTCGGCTCAAGAGTCGTTACCGCTTGAACAACATGCTTTCCATCTGTTCTCCTGCTTTTTTTATCGTCGGCGCATTTCGGTCCCGTTGCACTACCGTATCGCCGGCTGAACTGATGGTGGGCGAATTGGGCTTCCCACTTGCCGGCACTGCTGGTGCGGCGTGCGCCGATTGCGCTGCCGGTTGTCCAGCGCCGTTGGCCTGTGGATATTTGCGTTTCGCCACTCCATCGTCGAAATCAATGCGCGTGCGGGCGGTCTGAGCGCATTCTTCGACGATAATCGCTTCGATGTCATCCACGCCCAGCGTGTAATAACGGTCGTTGACCTGGGCAATTTGCTGCTCCTTACCCTCTCGCGTGCCGCCGCCGGATTCGATGGATTGCTTCATGCGCTGAAGCTGCGCGATGGTCGCAAACTCTTTCCCGTTCTGAATGCGGACCTCGGCTGGAGCGGCCAGCATTTCGCGTTCGGCCTTGTCAATGTAATCGGCAATCTGACGATGAGCCGGGTTGACTGCTGGATTCAACTTGAAGCCGCCCTTCTCCACGGTAGTCATTTCCAGGGCCATCACCATCGGCTCAAGTTGATAACGCACCACGTCATCGAGCACGCGCTTGGCAATCGAATCGGCGGCGTCAATTTTGGCGATGGCTTCCTCGGTGAGCAGCGGCTTGCCTTTGTCGTCCTTGATGTGCGCGGCCAGCGTCTCATCCACGGCGCTGACAAATTCCACGATGCGCTGCTGCACATACCCCACCACGGTCGGCATGGCCTTATTCATCGCCTCGCGCTGTTCGCGTTCGGTTTTCTCGCGGCTCATCGCCTCCATCTGCGGTTGAACGATCTTGAGCGCGGCGCGTTCGGCCAGCATCGTCATGCGCCCGCGATCAATCTCGTCGGCGTCAAGGCCGGGATCATGGCGCTTGTACCATGCCTCGTGCTCGGATGAATTGGGATCAAACTCCGCGTTGCTGTTGTTGGCCGACCACTCGGCCTGATAAGCGTAGTGCGCCTTGGTGTAGTCGAGAAATCTCTGGCCTGCCCCGGCGTGCTTGTCTGGCTCGGTGCGTTCCAAAAACTGTACGACTTCGTAGTCGGCCTTGTCCTCGGGCGACAACTCGAACGCTGGTTGCGCGGTCGGTGGTGGAGGTTGCGCCGGTGCCGCTGGCTTTTCATCCATCACCATCCTGGCGGCGGCGCGGGCGGCGGTTTCGATCTCCGTTCTTGATGCTGGCGCGGGTTGGACTGGTTCGGGCGCAGGCGCAGGCGCAGGGGCGGCGGGCGCAGCCACGACAGGGGCGGCTGGCGGTTCGGGCGGTGGCTCGACCGGCGCGACGGCAACAACTGGAGCGGCAGGCTCTTTGGGAAGATCAGAGCCAAACAGCGATTTGTGCAGAGTGTTCCGGCGCGCTTCGAGTTCCTCGGCGGTGGGCGCGGGCGGCGTTGGCTCAGGCTGAACCGCTACGGTTGCAGGAACGGTTGGCTCATCCTTCTTCTTCCCTCTTTTCGTTTCCGTGAATGAAACATCAAGCGTTTTGGGCATAAGGTTCTTCCTTCTTCTTCCCGCACAGTAGTTCTCCGCAATCTCCGACCGGGACCGTACGCTCCGGACAGTTTCCAGTGGTAGTGAACTTTGCGAGAATGTTCCGCGCTCCGACAAAGTCGGCGTCGGCTGTGTAGTTGCATCGCAGACAGCAGAACTTCTCTCCCACCCTGTTTTTCGCGCTCTCCCACCCACACGAGGGGCATATTCGGGAAGTGAATTTAGGGCTGACGAATTCCAGACGAACACGGTTCTCCGGCGCGAGTTGTTCCAGCCTTGTTCTCACCTGCCGATAGCTCCAGGGAGCGAGCAGCTTGCGGTTTCGTTTCCCTCGATTACCTTTACCGACTTTCATTCCGGTCAGGTCTTCGAGGACGAAAGTTTTGACGGTCTGCCACGGCAAACGGCGGCAGACGAAATTGACGTAATCTTGGCGCTCCACCCGCGCCTTGCGCTTGGCGATTGATCCTGGTTTCTTGCGCCGAATTTTCTGCACAATGTCGCCGATGTCTCTCCCATAAAAGTTGCCATTACTGTCGGTGAGCAACTTTTTATAGCCGGTGTCCAATCCAACGATGTCCCCTTCGGTTTTGGCAGGCTCGTCCGGGAGTTCGACGTAAATCCATGCCGCCATCGTGGAGCTTATGATTGCTCCATCAAGAATCTTTCCACCCTTCGCCAACCAGTAGTTCAATCGTTCGTGCGACTTGAATGGAAGAACCAAGGGTTCACGCAGCCTCATTGAAGTAACCTTCATCACATAATCGAAACAGCCCTTACCTTGTTCTATTCTGCAAACAAGTTTTGAGAGGCGAAGCGCATTCCTGAATACCGGGCATCTTACGCGACAATTTAATTGTTTCCCAAAGCTCTTTGCGCAAATGACTGAATCCAGAGCGAATTTCAGAGCCGCATTTCGCTGGCTATAGTTAAGCGATCCGTTTTTGTACCGCCCATGTGTCTCCGCATCCAATTTACCTTTTTCTTTCCAGATTGACCGTGCGTAGAAATTAGCAGCCGAGCGAAGTTCCCTCAGAACGGATTGAAGACGGCGCTGTTTGGAAGCGGTCGCTTCGGAAAGAGAAATGCGCACGGCGCGAATCATTGGACACGATGGACTCAACGTATCTGCAAGGTCAATCATCATTTTGCGGGCGTTTCAGGGCGTAGTTCCACGCAATAGAACTTAAACTCTTTCGTCAACACTTGATCGAACGCTTTGTTCGCGGCCACGATGACACGCGCCTGATCGGTGAGCAGTTCCGAATCTTCTTTGTCGCCTTGCTCGTTGCGCACTCTGACGTTCGCGGCGGTGGCCATCATCTCGCTGGCCTGGCTCGAAAGGAATCGCTGGTAGAGCAGTCGTCCGGGCGCATTCAACCAGTCATGCAGTGTTTGACGGTCTGGGTCTGAAAATGGCACTTGAACAATTTGTATCATAGCAGCGCGCCTCCTAGTTCGTCCGCGATGCGGTCGCACGCGGTTTTGAAGTGCGTGGCGTCCAATTCGATGCCGATGAAATTGCGGTGCAGTTTTGCGCAGGCGACGCCGGTTGTTCCGATGCCCATGAATGGGTCGAGTATTACTTTCGCGTCTGGCAGCTTTTCGAGCAGCCGACACATGAGCCACACAGGTTTCTGATGCGGGTGCATCCTCCCCTTGCTTTCCCAGCTTACTACTACCGGACCACTCAGGACGCCTTCATCGCGCTTGCCGACCCAGCCATCGCCGCCGATGTAGATTTCCTCCCATGATGGCTTCCACGGGATTCGCAGGTCGCCCGCGCCGAACGCCGGACCTTTATTCCAGACGAGAGAAATCCTGACGAGCGTCGGCGGCGGTTGCTTCCACGAGATGCCGAACATGGCGCGCGGCTTGTCGGCGTAGTGATTCCACACTGTATCGCGTGCTGTTGTGCAGCGGTCGCCAGCGATTTCAGTTCCGCTCCACGAGGCGTCGAAGCTCGACTTGTGAGCGATGCCATACGGCGGGTCACTGATTACCGCATCGCATTCATGCTCGCCGAGCATCGTCAGGCAGTCACCGAGTATGAGCAGCGCAGACGAATAACGCCCAACAAGTTGATGGATTTCAGGCTGCGTTTCGGTTGCGCTTGCGGCAAGAGTCATTGCATTGGCATTCCAACCATTCTCGGATCAACCATCGGCTGACCGTTCGGCGGCAGTTGCGGCGGCATTGGCGGTCCTCCAGCCATCGGCGGCGGCGCACCTCCGCGCAGCATCGTCATCAGTTGGCCCACCGCTGGCATAACTATGCCAAGCTCGTCACTATTTTTCTTCGTGGCCTCCAACAGCGGTTCGATTGCGTGCTGCATGTCGGAATGCACCTGGCTCAACACCTGATCCGTGACGGCCTTCAGTTGCTCCTGCGCCTGCTGTTGGCGCTGTTCCTCGCTGACGTTCGGCGCGGCGTTCTTCAAATTCCAATCGCGCGGGAAAGCGCCCGAAAGATGCCCGATCAGATTGGCAATTTCGATCATCTGATCCGCCCCTATTGCCTGCGCGCTTATCGGGTTGTTCATCAGGTTTTGCACGATCTGACTCCACGCAACCGCCGCGTCCTTGTCGCTGCCGCGATCAGTGTCGTCCCGGGTGTTGGCGAACAGCCACATGTCCACCGCCGTTGATTTCTTGTTGAACTTGACCGCGCGGTAACGGTCGCGGCCCACCACCGCGTCCTTGTCCACGTATGTAAATCCGAACGCTTCCAATGCTTCCTTGCTCAATGGAATGTCCGATGGCAGGTGCGCCCACATGTCGTCATCGCCGTAGGCCATCACCGCCTGATACAGTTGCCGCTTCCACGCCGCCGTCGCGATGTCCACCGGCGTTGATGTGAATTGCAAGCGCGAAGTCATCGAAGCCGAGATGACCCGCACTTCCTCGCGCGTCTGCTCGTGCGAAGCGGCTTGCGCGATTTCCTGCGAGGACATGACGAGGATGCGCTCCAGCACGTCGAGAATCGTCTTTAGCACGTTCGTCAACTCGGCCACGTTGCCCTTGGGCAGATTGAACGAGTGGATGGCGTCCACCACGCGGTTCTGGCCGCGGAACGCTTTCTTGCCGCTGAACCCGAACAGGTTCAACCCCTGATAAATGTCATCGCCAATGTTGCCGATTTTCTTGAAGGCGTTCTCGGTCAACTGATCTTCGTCAATCAACGTCAGGTTGGCGAGGTTCTGTTTGGCCGTGTGCAGGATTTGCGTCAGCACATTGCCGAAATGATCCTGAAACGGCTGAACCTCCTGCGCGAGACTCGAATTCTTGGACAAGCTTTCGTCGGCGTCGTACCCGTAATAGATCGTCGGCGCGTAGGGCAGCGGCGCGGCGTAGAGAATCGTGCAGCCATCCCCGGCGAGCACGAATCTGAACCAGACCGGGCAATCGTAGGTGCCCAGCCCGTTGTCCTTGGGAACCAATTTCTCGAAATACTCGGTCACGAGCACGCCTTGATCGAGCAGTTCCGTGCCGTAATACTGGTTGGCAATTTCTTTCTCGCGATCCAGTGGCGGAGCGCCGACGCCAATCTCAGCCGAGGCGGCGGTCGCCGAGGCGCATCCGTATTTCATCATGCACGGGTACACGTTGTCGAAAAACGCCTTGTGCGCCCCGATAAGGTCCGTGCCGCCCAGGGCGATGGCTTCCGTGTTCCAGAAATTGCTCTCCTTGAGTTCGCGATAGCGGGCGATGCGCCAATAGCCGGTGAATTGGCAGCCGTGGTCGTAGTTGATCGTGTGCTTGCCGTGCGCCATGTCCCAGAACGAGCGCGACGGGTGCGGTGTGTGGTAACTCAACCCTTCCCTGTCCGTCACCTTGATGTATTCGCCTTCGTTCACCGGCAGGCGCGCGTTTGGGTCCGCGTCGCTCGGCGCGGCCTTGGTCTTTCCCAGAGCCACATCCTCCGCCGTGGCCTTGCGCCATTGTTCCTCGTAATCCCATTCCTTCGTGATGAATTGCAGCGCGTAGGAATAATTGAGCATCTTCAGCACGGCCTGCTTCATCACGTCGTAATAACCGTACTGGTTGCTGATGACGTTGATGCGGTCGGTGAGCGCCTCGCACTTGAGACGCATCGGCGTGGTTTGCTTGAACGGCTCGTATTTGAAGAACGGCGTTTGCCGGCGATCATTCATTATCTTCGCCCAACGGATCGTCACATACGCTTTTACCAGCGGCACGAACACTTTGAAGAAGACCGGAAGGTTGAGCTTCTTCACCGCTTTGCCGCTCTTGGCGTCAACCGTTTCGGTTATGAGATGTGCCAAGCCCCAGCCGTCGAGTTGTTTCAGCACGTCCTCACTGTTCGGATCGGTGTCAATGAAACTGGCGAGAATGCTGGGGCTGATCTGGTAGAGAGCTTGCGACCATGATTTGTCAATGGCCGCGAACACGCGCCAATCGGAGAAATTGCGCTGCCGGCCTTCATCGGTGCGCGAACGGATGCGGTTGTGGAGGGCGACGCGCTTGTCGGCGTCGTTCTTTTCCTCGCCACTCGCAACGGGGACGCTGGGCCAGAGCTTCGGGTCGCCGCCGAGCCAAAGCTTCAAATTTGAATCGCTGAGGCCGGATTCGCGTAAATAGCCAATATCAATCAATCTGTTTCCCCCCGGCGCTTCGCGCGAAGATAATCGAGCGGCGTCATTTTCTTCTTCCCCTTCGGCGGCGCTTTCTCCTTTTCACATCCATCCATCTCGCACTCCGCCCCTTCGTCGCCCATCGCCGTCACCGGGCCGCGCATGGCAACCATGTCGCCGACTTTCAAGCCCTTGTGCGCGGGGTGATCTTTGGGAATGGTGATTTTCATTGTGGCCATGTGGCGTCTTATACGATTGAAAGTCTCGCGCAAGCAAGGGTAATCTGCAAGCGTGCCTGAAGAACCCAATCGCATTTGGCTGCCAAATCTCTTTGGCGTCCAGTGGTCGGTATTTAATTCGTACGAACGAGCACTGCTTCTGTCGGGTGGCCGCCTCAGTGGGAAATGTGTTGACGCAGACACAATCGTGCATTGTGACGGCGCGCTAAAGCGCATTTCATCAATGCGCCACGGCCACACTGTAACAGCCCTTGATGTTCAGCAGTCACGCTTCTCGACCGCTGCGATTGATGCGGTATTTCGTAACGATCACAAGTGCGGGATCAAGCTGGTGACTGATTTTGGCTATTCAATAAAAGTTTCCCCGTGGCATCCCGTGTGGTCTTTCTGCGACGGCGTGTTCAATTACAGGAACTCCACCGAAATCAAATCGCTGGTCGAAAGCGGAAAGCGCGTCTGGCTACCGTTGGTAAAAGGAGCCGCGTGGCGAGACTTTGATTGCCTTGTGCTCAACTTCATGTCCGTGGACAAGCGGGAACACCGCGTTGCGGCCACGCACGACAGGATCGCTGCCATTGTTGAAGCCGGAGAATGCTCAAATGTGAGCCAAATAGCGGCAGCGGCAAAAACTCAGGTAAGGGCCGTGCGCTCTTTTTTCAACGAGCGGAAAAAAATCAAACAACACCACCTGACGCTCAATCAATCCTTGGCCTACCTTATTGGAATTCTGATCGGAGACGGATGTATGACGGAGACGTGTTTATCCAAAAGCTGCGTCCTGTTTAGCACGGCTGATTCTGAGATTGTCGAGGCTGTAAGAGAAATCTTGAAGGAGCATTTCCCGGATCACACACTCAACAAATCTGGTCCGTATGGTTGGAAAATCGCCTCCCTTTCGTTGATCGCCTTAGTCAGACACCTGCATCTTGGCGTCCATTTCTTTAACAAGCGAATCCCCGACTGTTTGATAGAGTCTCCAGAGCCAGTGTTAAAAGCCTTGTTGCAGGGCTTATTTGACACCGACGGCATGGGGCGTTTGGGAACCGCTTCGTTTGCCAGCACGAGCGAATCCCTGGCCTGCGACGTTCATCAGATTCTCCTGGCGTTCGGAATAGAAAGCTCGCGGACACGCCATGAAAACAATCACCGAGGTTATTGGAAGGTCGGAATCTACGGACAAAACGCTCGGCTATTTTACAAAACGGTCGGATTTCGATTGCTCAGAAAACAAGCAAAAGGCGCTGTAACTATTAAATACCTGCAAGAGCCAATGGATTACCCGCCAGAGATCAGAACCGAGGTTAGGCGTGCCTATCTATCGAGACACTCAAGAGGGGCGCCAAGGGGAACGATTCCTCGCGGAAGTGGTAAAAGCTCTGCTGGATTATACTGCAAATCAAGCGGAAGATCAGTGTCATCCGAAAAGTTAAGACGCCTGATGGCGTTTTCGTTGTCTCAAGACGACGAGGTGCTAAATAGATATTTCTTGGAAGGAAAAGTAGCATGGGAAGCCGTTGTGTCTGCAACGCCGTGCCAGGTGAACCTTTACGATTTATCCGTTCCGCGATTTCATAATTTCATTGGGAACGGATTCGTGAATCACAATTCATGGTCGGCGCTCCACCGCATTGCTCGCCACTTGTGGGAAACTCCAAATGCTCGCGTCGCAATGTTTTCGAGAGTGTTGAAGAACTCAAAGGATGCTGGCGCTTGGAAAAATCTTGAAAACTATACTTTGAAGGAATGGATTCAATCAGGGATTGGAATGAGATTCACGACGCGCAACTACGATGACAAGGTGGGTCCAAAGGTTGACGGCACAACGCGCACGCCGTTCTTTCGCGTGACCAACCTTCACGGAGGCGAGTCCGAGTGCATGTTGTTTTCCTTGCTCAACGACAACGACGCCGAATCCATTCTGAAGGAGCGCGAGTTCAGCCTGATCTATTTCAGCGAGCTTTCCAACTTTTACACGCGCGCGGTGCTGAGTCTCGGCCTGATGTGCCTGCGAATGCCCTACCTGGACTTCAAGCAGCAGATGTGGCTGGCTGATACCAACCCGTCCGACGAAGGCGAGAACTCGTGGATTTATGAAGCGTTCTACATCGAGCCGAAGCTGACCTACGAGGAGTACCGCGACCGGCAGGTAAAGCTTGGCCGACCGGCAATGGGCGAGGCCACGTTCCTGAACTTCAAACAGAACACGCGCGTCATCGAAATGCAGGCTGAGGACAACGAACGCTTGAAGCCCGGCCAGCTTGAAGAACTGAAAGGCACGTACTCCTACGATCCTGGTCTTTACGCGCGGTTCGTCGAGGGCAAGTGGGTTTACGGCAGCGGTGAAACATCGCTGCACTTCCGCCGTTTCTTCAAGCCCAACATTCACGTCGTCGGCAACGTGGACGGCCAGGACGAGGACGCATGGGAATTCGCCAACCCGACGAACAACTGCTACGAACTGATTACCGGGTGGGACACCGGCGAAACCAACCACGCCGCCGTCATCATCGAGCGGCAGAATTACACGCAGTACCTGCCCAAGACGAAAACCACCATCAGCCGCGCGCACTTCACCGTCATTGACGAACTCGTCAGCCTGCACACCGAAATGTCGCTGGAAGAATTCACGAACAACTTCATGGACCTGATCGCCGATTTGGAAGAACAGGCGGGCAGGAAGTTCGATCTCTCAAAAGCCTACTCGGATTTGAGCGCAGTCACGATGTACTCGGCGACGGCAGATACGTTCCCTGCCGTTCAGATCAACGCCGTGTCACTCGGTCGCATCGTGCTGATTGGAGTGCCGAAGCCGCGCGGCACGATGATGGCGCGCGTCCAGCTTTTGCAGCAACTTCTGGCGTTCGACCGGATCAAGGTTTCAGCGCATTGCCACTACACGATCAAGATGCTGAACGATTTGAAGAAGGGTCGAGCGCCCGTGGGCAACCCATCCAGCCGGATCAACTTCGTCGCGGCGGGGCAGGATTCAAAACACATTTTTGACGCCGTGAGCTACGCGCTTTTGATGGAACTTGCCGACGAACTTGAGGCAATTCCGAGGTTCGCCACCGGCGCCAGGGCAGGCTTGGCGGTTTGCGTGAGATAGTTGTTGACTCCCGGTTGAAATCTTTGGTAACGTCATTTCGTTAAACGGACTCATACCCGTGAAACAATTTGTGGCATGGCCAGCAGCGGTTGGCAAAGCCTAGCCGAGTCCAGCAGAGGTCCGGTTGGCATGGCCGCGGTATGGTTACTTTAGCGGCGATTGCGAGTGCAGTCGCCGCTTTTCACTTCATCAGCCGTCCATACATTCTCCGTTGGCTCTCTTTCAATTTTGAGAAAACCAATTTGGTTCTTCTGAGGCGATGGTAAAAATCGCTCTTTAACCTTGGCAGTCTCAACCCGCAAGCAGACGCCCACTTTTGGCAATCGGCGATTGACAGAGTGTCCCAAGCCTTCAAACGAGAAACGCGAATGACCTTCGTTTTGCTCCAGCCGATGCGAACGGAGAGTTCAAGCTGTGTAATGGGGCGTCCTCTCTGTTGCGCCGCGATGCGGCATCGGCTCGGCGAAATCTCATTCAACCGCTGGAGCAATGTTTTCACCGGCGCCGCTTCTTCTTCGGCGCGGCAACCGTTGCCGGCACGCCGAGGTTGCGAAGCGCGAGCGGATTGCAGGGCGTGGCGGTGCAGTAAAGATAGACCGCCGTGCGGTCCTCCGGGTGGACAACCGCCGAAAGCGGCTTGCCGCAATCTGGGCACTTTTGAACTGACGCGCTCACTCCGACAAGTTACGTTCTGGCCATGCTGAGAGCAATGCTGCTCGCCACCGTCGCAAAATGCCGCCTGCGGCCTTGGCTCTGTCTGTTCGATGTCGTAGGCGTGCTTTGGTTTCTCGTCTGGTCGCACACCATCGTTCGATTTGGTCGCGGCTTGCCGGACAACGTGCTGCGGGCGAAGCGCGCCGCCCACTGTTCGGTCTGTCCTCTTTTCTCGGAAATCTCGACATGTGGGACACCTGGCGATACATTCATTGACCCGGAGACTGGGAAAGAGGAACAGTACGGGTGCTGGTGCCACATGCCGTGGAAAGCAAGATTGCATACAGATTGTTGGCTGTGGACCAAGACGCGCGGCACGCACGGTTGGCCGAATGAATTAAACGCTTCGTATTACAATGGACCGACGACCAACAAGACCCGCACTAAGCAAGCCAGTCGTCCTGCTTGACTGTGAAGGTACGCCTCTGGACGGCCTCGTGGACAGCGCCGATCCGAACGTGCGCCGGGCCTTCGAGGAACTGAAACTTCAGACGACGACCGACACCAAGCTTTTCCTGCGAAACATCCTGACGCTTGGAAAGTTCATCAGAAACGTTGGCATTCGTGACCTGATCCGCGGCGCGAACGTGATGGTGCAGGCCAGGATGTTCGAGAACATTAACGTCCTGGAGGAGCATTTGCAGTTTTACAAGGGGAAGAACACGAAGGAGGCGATGAAGGAGCGAATCAGGATCATGGACGGGATTGCCAACCAGGGCCAGGTGATCCTTTACGCCCAGAAATCTCTGCTCGAAACAGAGGGAAGGTTGGCCGGCAATCTGAATCCTGATCCACCAGCGCCAATTCGAGATTCGTTCAAGCCGGGGCAGCAAGTGATTCCAATGGTCGCCGAGACGGTGGCCACGCCAGCGCCGGAGACAATCGCATTGCCAGAGACGCCAATCGGGGTTAAACAGTAGGGCATGGCTATTGATTACGTTCCCGGCCTGAAAGGGCCTGATCCAACCACGCTTTTCGCAGGCGGCGATCTGCATTCCGGCAGTGGCGCGCCCAGCGATTCACTCGGATCAAACGGCGACGTGTACGTGGACCGGGATTCTGGCACCGCTTACACAAAATCGGGCGGCGTGTGGTCGCTTGTGACGGGCGGTGGCGCAAGCGGGCTGGCGGGAGTCGGCTCACCAGAAGGCGCTCAGGTTGGCTCGCCGGGGCAAACCTACGTGGCGACCGACTCGAACAATTTTTGGGTTAAAGTCACTGGCAGCGCAACCAACACGGGCTGGGTAGCTCTCATCGCATAAAATGAAAATCATCCTTACCCTCCTTCTCTCGCTCCTGTCGTTCTCCGCCTTCTCGCAAGGCCCAGTCCTGCGCGGTCCAGGAACGACGAACACGCCGGCAGCGTGGACGAACGTGGTGCTGTTGACCGTAGCGCCGGAAACAAACAAGCTCAACACCGATCTGCGGGCAGCGTTGGCGCAGACGAACATCAACGTCGCGCAGGTGCTTAATGCCGGATCAATCGCATACTCAAACGGCCCAGCGTTCTACAACTCGTTAGTTCGGACGCAGGACTCTCGCGCCCTAAACCTCTCCGGCGCGATCACCGCAAACAACGCGGCGAACTCGATTGCTGGTGATCTTAGTGGTGCAACAGGCTATGCGGCATCAAACTTGACAGTTGGCGGGCAAGTCCCAGTAGGCGGAATAGCGGCTGGACTGACGAACGGTAATCAAGGCGGTTATTTGCTGGAGTTGATAGGGCTTAATCGGTGGCGCACTTACAATGGTGCGTTGCTGACGGGGATTCTTGCTTCGGCGGTTAGTGGAACTCCCGCTGGCGCTCCAAATCCATTCACGAACTCAGTCATCGGTTATGGCGACGCGCGACAGACAAATGGTATTTCAATCAGTACTGGTGGGGTGGCTATCAGCAATGCGCTTGGTAGTGTTACGACAACTGGAGGAACTATCTCGGCAACTACATCAACTGGAGCGGGCGCGACGGTTGTGCCAATTATTAGTGCCGTCAACAGCCAAGTGGCTTTGACTAACGCGCAGCAATGGGCTGCGATTAGACTGAGCGGGCGTGGGATGCGGACGACTGGAAGCTCAACGAATGTTGATTTCTTTTGGGTTGATGTGCCAGTCCAAGGAACTGTCAATGACCCAAACGGCCAGTTGTGGTTATATTTTAGGAATGGAACAAATGCACCTGCTTCGACAGGGATTCGGCTTGATTCAGATGGAACAATCAACGGGACTGGACCTATTGTGACGACTAGCTATATATCAGCAGGAGCAGGACAACAAATTTCCTGGAACGGTCGTGGAACAATGCTTTCGCCAAGCACCACCCGAATTCAGTTTCTTGCAAATGGTGCGACTGCCGGTGCTCAGATAGAGGCACTCGTTTCAGTTACAACCAACGGCTTCGTTAGCTACATATCGAACAAGCTGGCTGCGGCAACTATTACCGTTGGTGCGTCTCCATTTTCCTGGACGAACACGAGCGGGGCGAATGTCCACGTTTATGTGGACGGGGTATCGGTGACAGGAACGGTCGGAATAAATGGAACGACTGTGTTCAACACCATCGGCCAAAATACCATCAGCCTGCAAAATGGGGAATGGACCGTAATCACCTACACATTGGGAACACCAACCGCAACTTGGAAACCTTTCTGATGAAACCCCTCCCTCTCATCCTGTTCCTCGCGCTGGCCAAGTGCGCCGCCGCGTCGGTTTACTACGTGGACAGCGGCTCCGGCAACGACTCCAACTCCGGCCTTTCCATCAGCGCGCCCTGGAAGCACCTGCCGGGCGACCCTAGCGCGACTGGAACTCCCGCTTCGGCAACCGGAATAACCGGCACAATCTACCTTAAAGGCGGCAGCGTTTACGCGCTCGCCACCTCCAGCGGCATCACGCTCGACTCTCCTGGCTACAGTCCGGGCATCACAATTGCCAACGGCTCTGAGGTTGGTTACGGCTCAGGAATGCCTTCCATCGACGGCGCGGGCGTCGGCAACTGGATTCTGTTCTCCTACGTTTCGAATGCGCGGTTTCGAGGATTGAAGATGGGCAACACAGTTTCAAGCCCGGCGGCGGACGCCTCAGCGGTGACTTTCCGTAACTGCGTCTCAAACTTCCTCGACTCCTGCATCGTCCACGACATTGGGACAAGCAGCGCGAACGCACACGCAGACGGCGTGGAAATCATCAACGACTCGCAAGGTGCGTCGTATCACACGGTCACTAACTGCACGATCTACAACTCCACCCAAAAATGCATCGAGACTTACCGAGCTGGTTACAACACCATCGTCAACAACTTCCTTTGGAACGCTCGCGATCACGGCATTGTCCTGACCTCGGACGGCAACCGAGTGTTCGGAAACACGATTTCGAATGCGGGCGTCAACGTCTTGATGACAACCGGAACTGATCCTGGCTACGGAATAAAGTTCTCCATCGGTTCACCCCTTACGACGAGCGACAATCTTTTTTACAACAACGTAATCGCTCACTGTCACCGGGGCGGCATCAAGCTCGACAACGGACAGGGCGGCGGCGTGGGCGACCGAAACAAGATTTTCAACAACACGCTCATCGACATTGACTCGTCGGGAACTTACAACGCTGGCATCTCATTCGACTGCCGTAGCGCGGGGGTGAATGGCACTTTGATTCTGAACAACATCATCACGTCCGAAGCTCCTGTTGGTGCGGCTGGCGGAATCACTCTGCCAGTAGGCATCTACGCGCCTTCGGGCGGGTCGTCGCTCGGGAACAACAACGTCATCGCCTACAATTTGTGGTGGGACCCAAACACCGCGATTCACCCCGGACTCGAAATCGGCGGGACGGATCACAACCCGACGTGGTTCAATTTCTCGGATGCCGGCAGTGCGTCGCCCGATTACCGCTTCAAAGTCTCGGCCAACGGCTCAGGCAACAGCTTTTCATTCAGCACGCAGCTTTTCGACACGAACCCTGGATTCACGGCTTACCCGAAGGACCTCACGCTACAACCAACCAGTCCTGCGAGGGCAGTGGGAACAAACCTGTCGGCCTGGTTCACGACGGACATACGCGGGGTGAAGCGAGTGGCGTGGAGCATGGGGGCTTACGAAGCGGGCGGGGTCGTTGTTCCGCCAGTGATTTACCCGCCAGTCATCATCAGCGGCGGCAACATATCCGGGACGAATGGAGCTACGTTCTTTATCTACTCAATCATAACGAGCAATACCGCGACAACTTTTGGAGCGACAAACCTACCTCCCGGCCTAACTCTGGACGGATCAACTGGAGTAATAACCGGCGTGCCTACCGCGGCGGGAATCTATTCGGTTGGATTGTTCGCTGCCAACTCAGCCGGGTCGAGCTTTGCGACGAGTGCGTTTACCATCTATCCCGCCGTGCTGCCGACATTGCCAGCCCCGCCAACCGATCTGGGTTGGTCATTAGTTTTGATCGAACACAACACCGTTTCCGTTTCTCTCGACTGGGTTGCAAGCTCGACCGCAGGGGTCAGTTATAGGGTCTATTCGTCCGGCGTCCTTTCGCAAACCGTGACTGGAACTTCCACGACATTGTTCCTGCGTGCCAATACGACGTTTGCGTTCAACGTCACGGCCTTCAACTCGGACGGAGAGAGCGTGTCGTCGGGCACGCTTGTCCTGACCACACCAAAGCGTAACCATCGCTGAACCATGATTGCCAGCATTGAAATCTCAACGGGTCAGGCATTAACAGCCTTGACGGTTTTGGTCGGCACTATCAGCGCGCTGTTCTGGATGCTGATTGCCAGCAAGGAACGCGAACATTCTGCACTCCTGAAAGAAAAGGAGCGCGATCTCCGCGAGTTGGAACTCCTGTGGAAAAGCTTTCGAGACATCAGCACTGATTCTGAAAAAGTTATGAGAGCGCGAGAGAATTCGTTTCGCGCTAAAGAAGGTCTGCCGGCTTTGTCAGTCCTCGTTCCGGTCGTGCCAGAATCGTTCTCACCTAGCACGGAATTGGGAAGGGCTAACGCGCAAATTGCCACGCTTCGCGCGTCGCTTGCGCAGATCAAGATTTCGGCGGGCATTGAGCCGACGCCCACGCCGGAAGTGGGGACGGATAAAAGATAATTTTTTCTTGGTGCCGAACGGCGGCGTAAGGGGTAAATTCCACGATGCCTGAAGACGTATCACCGGCTGGGGTTGAAAGACCCCCTAGCGACCCCATGCTGGAGACTATCCTGCAAAGGCAGGATAAATTGCACACCCCACTTTACGTCTTGTGCCCAATCATCAACGCCTCACGCTCACGCGCCAGATGGAAGCTGTTTGATGATTTCCGAAGGCATTGCAGTAATGCGGGGGCCGTGCTGATTACCATCGAGGTCAGTTTCGGAGATCGTGATTTCGTAGTCACCAAGGCCGACAATCCGTTAGACATCCAACTTCGGACCTGGCACGAGCTTTGGCTGAAAGAGCGGGCAATCAACGTCGGCACGACCCACCTCACGCGCATGTTCCCAGACTGGGAAAAAATGGCGTGGTGTGATGGTGACTTTATTTGGGTCCGCCCAGACTGGGCAAATGAAATCCTTCACTTGCTCGAACATTGGCCCGTGATTCAGTGCTTCTCTGAACTCACGAACGTCACGGTTAATTACGAAATAAAAAGTCAGTTGCGGAGCTTGATGTCAATTCAGTTTGAACATCCTGGACGGCCACCCGGAAATTACTACGAACCCGGCGGACAGAAATTCGGGTCGCCGGGATTATGCTGGGCCGCGCGACGCGAAGCCATCGAGCAAATGGGCGGATTATTGGACGTTTGCGCGTTGGGCGCGGGCGACTGGTATCAAAGCGCGGCGCTGCTTGGAACTCTGGACGACGCGATAAAATTCAGGAACGATTTGTCCCCGGCCTTCGTAGAAAAAATGCTCAAGTACCAGGAACACTTACGCCGTGGACGGTGGCAGGAGCGAAGCATAGTTGGAAACATCGGATTGATGCGTTCTTTGTGCATTCATTTCTGGCACGGAAGTCGGGCTAACCGGCAGTACAACACGCGCGGTCAAATTCTCATGCGCCATGGTTTCGATCCCGACAGGGACTTAAAACCAGGAGCCAATGGCCTTTATCAACTCACCGACCGAAGTCCTGGCCTTCGCAGGGACATCAGCCGCTACTTCGCTTCTCTCGACTCCGATGCTTTAAGCTGACCCCGATTCGCCACGGGTTGAAATAACGCTCTTTCAATATCCCACCCTGCCGTCAATCGGCAGTGCGTTCTGACGTAGTCCAAACCAAAGCGTTCGCATAATTCTGCCAAACAGGCTGTGGTGCCACGCACGGTGAACACCAAGTTGTCGCGCTTGTTTCTGGCTTGTTCTTTTTTGGTGGCCCACCGGCAGTTGAACTTCCAGCCGTTACGCAAACACTCGTCGCACTTCCCGCAGGAATAATTCCCATTCTTGTCCGGCCAGCGGTCAATCTCAAGCCCAGGCGGACACTCGCCCATGTCTTCGAGAAACGCCGGGAAGGAATTTCTCCAGCGTTCGCACACTCGAATTCCACGCCCGCCCCAGCACTCAAACTGCGTGGCGTTTGGATTGCAGCATCTCTTAACCATATTTTGCCATTGCTGGTACATTCGGCTTGGATTTCCAGCAAGGGCGTGCCCGTGTTTGAAATTGTTGCCCTCGTTCTTCAAGCACCCGCAGGATGATGTCATTCCGTTCAGCAATCTCTTGTTCAAGGCGGTGGCGACGTTACCGCATACACAATCGCAAATGCTGGTGCTTCGTTGTTTTACGATTGGCCCAGGCTCGCGAACGGTCAGTCTCGCGAATTTCGTTCCGGGTGGGATTGTCCTCGCATTTGCGTGTGGACGGTAGGTTCCGATTGGATTATCAGGTGTGTCAGGCATAACGTTCGTCTTCGATTTCTAACGTTGTGATTAGCGGGTGGGCGTTCCGCATCAACGGGCGCTCACCCGCGAATTGTGCCTCGACGGTTGCCCGAAAGCAAAGCATATTGTCGCCATGCACTACAAAAACGGCAGAGAAGCGAAGAACGGAGATAAGGTTGTTTTGATTCCTTCCTACGGCGCGCCGGTGGCTGGGATTCTTTACGACGCTGTCGCCGGCAACGACACATGCAACGGAAGGATTGCGCCAACGTCTCCATCAGACGTGATGCCGAATCTCAAGGAATGTCTCCACGTTGACGATGTGGCAAAAGCAACAATCCCAGACTCCACTCAATGACACCCGAGACTTTGAAGTTGGTGGTCGAGAGCAGGCTTGTGCAGACGTTCCGACAATATCCGCGCGCGGGCCTGCACCTGAGTTCGTCCTGCCGCAACAACCTGATTGAAGCGGTTCGTGGTAACGTGTTGTTCCCATCTGAACTCAAAGCCAAGCTCACACGCGCCTCCGAGAACGACAAATGGACATTGCAGGCGCGCCTGGCCTTTATGGACCTGTTTGCGTATTACGAGGACGCGTACAGCCCAAACTCCGACGGGCACAACAAGGCGCTGATTGGGGCGATCAGTGATGGAATCCTGGCCGCCGGAAACATCCCCGTGGGAGACGCTGTTCCCGTGCGACAGTTACCAGAGAGCAAGGCGGCAGAATGACGAATCTGGAAAGAGAGATTAAAGAAGCTCCTATAGCGATTCAGTCGCCTGAAAAACTCTTGACCTGGGAAGTGGACTATATTCAAACAGCTTCGTTGCTGACCGCAGCGTTGGCGAGGATCAAAGAGCTTGAGGAGGAGATCAAAGAACTTGAGAAGGAGATCGAAGACTTGCAGCACCCAACGCGAGCGGAAAGAATGGCAAACTGCTACTGAATAATTTCCGGCTTTCGTAAAGTCGGCGCTGTGGCGCTTAAGGATTGATGTTGACCGACATTTCAGACGACGAGTTGCAGGCCGAACTGGCGTGGCTCTTGCCTGACCAGATTCGCGTTCTTCAATCGTCTCCAGACTTGTTTTGGTGGAAATACAAGGCGGACTGCGCGGTATTAGATACTGAGTGGCCGTATGTCTGCTACCTCGTCCGCGTGAAATACTCGCTGCCGGTGCTCGTCGGATCGAATGAGCCGTGGCAGGAACAGGCGCGGCACATTCTGCGGCATATGGCGGTGCATGATGCGTTAATGGAGACGAAGGCGTGACTATTTACAACATCGGGACAGGTGTGAATAGGCGAATGACAAAAGCGGAACTTCGCGCGTATGACGCGCTTGCCCGCCGTCGCCGAACAAAACTTCCCAACCCGTTGCCGCGTCCAGCGGACGAGCGGGACGAGCAAAGAAACTATCAGTTGGCGCGACGAAAAGGAAACAGATGAACGGCGAAGCAACATGTGGGCTGCCAACATACGACCAAGCTCTGTCCGAGATCGACCAAGGTTCTGCGCGGTCGTCATTTGAACAATGGGTTGCAGGCCCGCCGTATGAGCGCGAAACAGAACGCTGGCCGCAAGACGAAACCACGCACGCGTGGCCCGACCAATACAAAGACATCGCCGTGCAACTCGCATGGGAAGCGTGGTGCGAGGCGCGATGTTGGATCGTGAAAACCCCAGGGTTGCCAATCCAGCCCGCCGGTGGCAAATTGAAGCCATGAAACGATTCCGATCTGTCGTCCTGTCCGTCCTGCTCTGTGCCACCGCCTTGCCGGTCGCGTTGTCAACCGTCGGGCTTGTCGGCTGCTCGACGACGGACACAAAAGAGGCAATCGCCTACCATTCTCTCAAAGACACCTGGAATGTCGCCCATGCCGCCTATGGCGCGTTCTGTGAGCGCGTCGTGCAAGGCAAAGTCACGAAGGATCAGGAGGCTCAAGCGGATTTGGCGTGGAACGCCTTCCGCAGTACCTTTCGAACAGCTTTGGTCGCTGCGGGCCAGAACTGGAGTGCCGCACCGCCCGCTGAGGTGAAGGCAGGCGCGGACAAGCTGACTCTAACCCTCAAACCAAACTGACATGGACAGCATTCTTACTCTCGTCGGAACTGGCATCAACACTCTTATCCAAATTTGGGCAGAGCACGCGAACAAGCCGGAAGGCTGGAAGCCGACACCGCAAGATTTGAGCGACTTTCTCGCGCAAGTGGACGCTGCGACCCCCGCAGCCGAGAAACAAGCTGCGCGTGATCGTCTCGGGATTTCCTGACGAACCGCAAGTGCCGGTCTAAACCTTCGACGTGTTTGGTGGGTGATTCGTGCTTGGCCCATCCAATATCCCGTCGTTTGCGACGGTTAATCCCCTGTTAGCCCGCTTATTCCACGCCGGTATGACCTGCGGTTCTTTCTGGCAAAATGGACCTTGGCAACAGCATTGAGCGCATTCCGCGAACCAGCGACGGTTTGTGTCTGTCGAGTCGAGTGGCTCGCATTCCTCCCATTCGACTGTGATTTTCGTCGAGCCACAGAACGGGCACGGAAGCGGGCTAACCAGCCGCTGCACCGAACCATGCTTAGCCTCCAGGTCTGCGAGCACGCCGTCTGGCTTCTCGGCGTTCATTTGGTCCATTACGGTTTTGGTTTTTATTCGCATGGTCGGTGAGCTTGGTCGTTAGGGGTCCTACACCGCTTGAAGTTCTTCCACGGCATCGGCGGCATCGGCGCGGTATCCCGCATCGTTGGGGCAGGTCAGTGCGGCGTCCATTGCATCTCCGGCGCGATGGCACAGTTTCGTTAGCTCGGCTATGCGCTTTTCGAGTTCGCGGCATCGGTCGTCCGCCGCTGGAGCGGACGCATTTACGCTTTCAGGTTTGTTCATGGGTCTTCGTTGCGCCGCTCAGCTTTGTCGTTCGGCGGGCGGCACTTGTGAGTAGTGCTTCAGGAAGTCCTCATGCGTGATTTTCTTCGAGTAGTCATACCAATGTTCACCGTATCGTTCCTGCCACGCGACCGTGACATGAGTGAGCCGGTATCGCCGCCACAGTTTTGTGTCGCTCGACGTTTCCGCCGAACCAGCCGCCGGATGCAGCAAACCGCAGGTTCGCTTTCGGCATCCGGCTTTGCGAGAAATTCGACGTTTATTTTTCATCGGCAGTGCGTAGTAATTCGCGTTTCCCATCGTCCCGAGCGGCTGCGGGATTGCACAATCCATCGGTCTCCTTCGATTTTCGGAGGCTTGATTCGGAAACCTGCCACGACGCGGCACTTCTTCTTTTTATCCGTGCCCCGCCCTCCGACTTCCGAAGGGCTGGTTGGCGGTGTCATGGCAGGGAATTTGGTCATGTGTTCAATGCCCCACGTCCGTCGGTTCTTCCGGCTCTTTGAGCGGCGTGAGCTTCGGGCGAGGCGGGGGTGTGAGATCAGCCAGTCCCATTTTTACCGCGATGTTTCTCAACAACACCACATCATTCAGAGAATACTCCTTGGCTTTGACGGGATCACTCTTGAGTAATTCGGAAAAGTCCGACCCGCTACCGGCCTTGGTGCCAACTCCCAGCGCCAAGGCCACATTTTTCAGGCTCATGCCGTCACTACGGTTGTAAGGCCCGCACCAGACCTGCATCACATCCGCAAACACCTCGTTCCAGGAACGCCTGCCGCGAAAGCTGGTCGTGAGCAGTGTGAAGGCTGGGATGCCGTGAGACGCTGCACGCTGTGCCAGAAACGGCAGGTCGAATCCGTGGCTGTTCCAACCGAACGCAGTCCCGCCCAAAGCAATAGTTTCGGACAGATCGTGGAGCAGCACGTCAATAATGGTGCGTTCATCCGGGGCGTAGATGAACTCGGGCACATCGCTGTTTCTCGCGATGCTGGCTGCGATGATGCGGCCCGTTGTGGCCGACAACGCGCACCGGGACAGCCACGCCTCGCGCTTCTCGGCTATGCTAGCCGCGATCTTGTCCGGGTCTTTCAAATTCCCAGCCGGGAGAAACTCGGGCATGAACGGTTGAAGCTGTTCCGCGTCGAATGCGGCACTTTCTAAATCGAAGAAAATCACATGGCTCATTCTTTTACCTTTGCGTTGGATGTAGATGCAGCTTGCAGTGTTTCGCCTGAGTCATCACTTCTAAATTTTCGATTCTGTCGTCTGACTGGTCTTCATTTTTGTGATGAACAATTTCACTCGGCAGCAGAAACCTCCCAAGATACTTCTCCATGACGAGCCGATAGCGGTAAACGTGCGTTCCACAGTACGAAGGATTTGGATGTTTAGGCGCATAAATTAAGATTCTGCCGTGCCCATCGCTTATTTCTCCACCCTTCCAATTCCCATTAAGTGCGCCTTTATGGTTTTGCGCTTTGTCGAGTGGAATGTCTGGATTCAATTCACATTTGTACTTCCACCTTGCGTAATGACCCACGCACAGCCCTTTTCCGGTTACGGGCCTGTCGCACGTCACGATGCAACACTTTGTTTTTCCATCGGGTGTTAGCCGCCTTTCGGGCGAGAACAGGTGGGCGTGCTTTGGATGCTCCAACGCCAGCCTTGCCGCCGCGACGGCCAATTTTTGAGAGATACGTTTTGACTGAATCATTCATGGATTATGCGCAAGCGGCTTGCGTGTGTCAATTCAAATCATGCTTGTTCTGGTTCCAGTTGCGCTTTGAAATCGTCAATAACCCGGTTCATTTGTTCTGAGTAAAATAATTCAAAGGATTTGCCCTTAACTAATTCTTGCCCGTCCAACTGCTTGTAGAGCACAAACAGCACACCGCGAAGCCGCGCAGATGGAGTTTTGGTCTGAATATCGGTCTTTACCTCCACGGGCGGCTCAAGTGATTCTCCGAGCGGAGTCAGCCTGAGAAGAAGATTTATCCGAAGGAGCTTGAACAAGACGGCCATTTCTTCAGCACTGAATTCGCCGGTGCTGAAAATAAGCGAAAGGGTGCCGTCGGATTTGGTGGCCGCGCGACCAAGCACCGCATGTAATTCAATGGGTTTTGCCATTGCGGTGCCTGTTTCCGTAATTTGGTGGAGTTGTAAGAGCCTGCGCCAACGGCCATCCCAATTGATTCAACCTTCTGCTCAAACCAGACTGGTGAATTCCAATATGTTCAGCCCATTGACTCAGTGTTTTTGTTTGTCCTTCATGGGACAATAATCTGGTTGTTCTCCTGTTGTTGTTTTGGTCCTGCCTGTTGCTCCAACGACAATTGGAAGCCTCATAATTGCCGTTGTTGTCAATTCTTTCGAGGCTGTATTCAGGAGAAGGTTTTAACCCCATGTCCTCGATGAATCCCTCAAACTCCATCCATTTTTTACAGACCGTTATCCCTCTGCCGCCGTAATTTCGGAACCCGTAATTTCTCGGGTTAAGGCATCTGGACTTCATCCCGAACCAGCTTCGGTACTCCGGGGTGTTGTATTTCCCGTGGGTGGAAACGAAGTGGGTTATGCTCTTATGACAATGCGGACAAATAATCCCAATCCGATTGCTTCCTATTTTTTTCACTGTTGCACCATTTTGAAGTTCCCGCCGCCCCGGTGTGCAACAGTCCCGCAAAAAGCGGAGTGTAGGCGTAAGCCGTTCCGAAGCGGCAGGAAGATTTGACGTTCTGTTGCACGCCAGAATCATATTCACAGTCCGGATTCCGTCAACATCGTTTCTCGTGGCAGCCCGCCCCAGAATTGTGTTAAGGACGATTGGCTTCAAAACAACTTTGGCTTGAGGAAACATTGGAAGCATGTGAACTCCTTGTGCTTGTTTGACCAGAGCAATTTTCTGAACTGGCCGCACCCGACACAAAGCCGCGCTTCCTTAGTTTCACTCAAAAAGGGATCTCGCCATCCGGATCTCCAGCCTCCGGTTGCTGCACTGGCGCTGGCCTTGCCGGAGCCGATGCCGGCGCCGGTGCTGGCTTGGCGGGTTGATTGCGCGGAGCCCGGACCCGGATTCCTCCGACCAACTTGCCCCCAAAGGACACACTTGGATCATCGTAGAGCACAATCTTTTGGCCGGCCCACGCATCCGTGTCCTCGCTCTTGGTGATTTGGGCTATCAGTTGGCCGTTGGTCGAGTTGAGCACCATCGGCTTTTCGTATTCATCAAAGGTGATGCACCAGCGAAGTTCCTCGGGCGCGCCTTCCTTACTTACGTCCTGTTGATGAATTGTTCTGATAGTTGCAAGCACCCCTTTCCCCACGTCGGCACGAGTTAAAAATTTGGACTGTTTCAATTGTGAAATGTGCATCGGATTTTACCTTTTGTTTTGTTGTTTATGGGATTGTGTTTAACCGGGCAAATTCTCCCCACCTTTCCAGCGCGGCGACATTATATGCTTTGGCGGCCTCAACCGGACTCTGAAATGATCCCAACTGTTTTCGGATTCCATTTCCGTTTATGCGGGCAATCCATCGGCTTCTTCGATTTCCTTTTGCGGGCCTGAAACTGACTCCTTTGAATCCTGTTTTAGAACTTGATGCGATACGAGTGTTGCCTGCATTTTGAGAATGGCTCGCAGGCCGAAGATTGCATTTTCGGCAATCAAGCCCATCACTGTTGTGATGATCTATTTCCCGTTGGCCTGGAAGTATGAACTGGTGAAGCTTTACAAGCTGACGCTTTCCAAAATTTGGCTCATCAGTCCTGATGCGCCGTTCGGCATACCAAATCACGTTTGGCTCAGAGCCGTGCTTCTTGGCAACCCAGAAGTATTCCAGCACGCGAGGCGCGTCCTCTTTATCAACTATCGCAACCATACCTTTAGTCAGCGGTACGCCGATACACTCTTGGCCGTCCACCCAGACGACCGTTGGCTCTGACCGCTTTGGTTTTGGCCCTCGTCTTAGCTTTGCCGCCAATCCTACCAAGAGCAACTGCGTGTTTGTTTTTAGCATTCATCCGAGAATACCTAAGCGTTTAGGTTCGTCAAACATTTTCTTTGAGTTGTTTCGTCGCCCACTGCGCCCCGGCAAAGAAAGGCCATCGTGAGCCGGTTTTGGAGGTATGGGACGGCGACTGGTCTCCCTTCCTCGCTCGCCAGCCATTCGTCGCGGGCCTTGGCGAGAGGGCTGCGGAGGTCGCGCTTCATGCGAGTTCGTGGTCAGGGATGGATTTCAGCGCCGCCGCTTCCTCGGCCAGAATTTCCCGGCGCATGTTCTCGCGGTCGAGTTTCTGTTTAAGCAGCAGCCATTGTGCCCCCAGCGGATTGGTTGCGTTTAACTGCTCGTCATACGCAGCGTAAGCGGCTTCCTCGTCCGCTTTGAGTTGGGAGAATTGTTCGTCGGTCATAGCGTTCAAATTTTCTTGGCTGCGGCCTTTGCGAATGCGCCGAGAGGGATTAGTCCTGTGCTTTTTCCACCACTGGACAACTCAATCGTTGGCGCGATGCCGGGCCAGTAGAATTGACCGGAGAAATCCATGATTGACTTGGCTTGAATCCGTTCCTGGCTCGCGGCGCCGTGGCGTTCAGCGATGCAGTTGAACCACCCAAATTCCTGATCGTGCTTCCTCAGCCTCAACTGCGGCCTGTTAAGGTCGTCATACTGGACGTTGCCGTGCTTGTCCGATTTGATTTCGATGTGGTGAAGTTCGTGGTCGAGCAGCGCCGCCTGTTGGTCGTCTGTGGCCACCTTCCACCAGTCGCCGTCCAGCGCAATTTCGGCATCGCCTCGTCCAAGAGCGCGGTCTTTGAGCGGAATCTTGCGCGTGATGCCCAGCGCCTTGATTCCGTTATTTGTCAGTGCATCGTTGATCGGTCGGTCCTTATCGTCTAAATCCGCGTAGGCGAACACGTAGTCAATCTTCACACCAATCTGGTCCAACGGCTTGTTGGTGTCGTATTTTCCGATTAACTCGCGGGCCAGAGATTCAACGGATTTATCGCATCTCTCAAAGGTAGGCATGAGTTTCCTTGGGTTTTTGGTTTTCCATTATTCAAAGTTTGCGCGGGCTTGTCGCCTCTGCCACGCGAGCGTTTCGATGAGTTCAAACATTTCAACCGCCCACATGCGAACATGCCAATCGTGCTGGACGGGTTTCGGCTTGAGTGCGAAGCGGCTCTCTCTCGTCTGGCGATTCAGGCATTCATCAAAAGTCTCGTCAATTAACATGGGTATCAGGAAGCGCAATGTCGTTTTTATATTGGTGTTGTGAGCGTTTTTTCAATGCCCCAGCCATTGTTAATTCTCTCAAGGATTGTGCGTGATCTAATCCCAAGTTTGTCCGCCCACTGTGAAGCTGTTAATCGCTCTCCGTTGAATTCCATGATTCGATTGCGGCGATTATTATTGGCTTGGGTTTTTCTGTCGGCCCATCGGCAATTATCAGGCTCGTAATTGCCGTCGTTGTTCTTGCGGTCTATCGTAAGTCCGGGAGGACACTCCCCCATGTCGGCCAGAAAGTTTTCAAACGAATGAAGCCACCGCTCGCAAATTTTTATCCCGCGCCCGCCGTAATGCTTGAAAGCTTCGCATTCTTGGCGCAAACACCTGTCTTTCATTGCGTCCCAACTTCGATAGGTTGGTGTTCTCTCTCCTTTGTGTGCGTGCCCATGCTTAAGGTTGATTTGAAACGAGACATCCATCCTTAAACAACCGCAAGATTTGGTGTGCCCGTTTTTGAGGTTGCCTCGTGTGGCGGAGGTTGTAGCCCCGCATTGACACAAACATTCCCATAGGTGCGTTCCGCTGTTGTTTCTGCCGGCGAGTCCGACAACAAACAATCGTGAAAAGGTTTTCCCTGTTAGGTCTTGAAGTTTCCCCATAAACGCAAAACCAGCACCCGACCGTGAAGTAGAACCCGCGCAGATTTGCGGCAACCGTGAAGGGCGCTGGAGAGTATCGTTTTGCATCTGCTTTTTCAGCCGTTCTAAGGCCGTTCGGATGATGGCCTGATTCGTTTTGCGGTGCAAGTCATTTCTCAACTCGCTCAAGGCACTCGGCGTGAGTTTCGTCGTAACCGCGCGGGGTTAGAATTTGGGTTTGCGCGTTCACTCCGTCACCGCCGCACGTAGCGCAGGCATCATCATCGCTGTCCTCGTGTCCTGCGTCCGGCTCGTCCACGCCATCGTCCATTTCGATTCCGTCTATGACTATCATGCTGCCTCCGGTTCTTCGGCGCGTTTCGGGAACGGCAGCGCGGGCCGGCGCTTGCGCGATGGTTTGGGTTGTGGCGTCGCCGCCGGTGATCCGCCTAAGCTGGTTTCGTTTCGCATGGTTTTTCCTCCGGTTTTTGCGCGAGGGCATTCTCGGCGATCTGTTCTGGCGCTCCACTCAGCCACCATTCCGGCGTGTGTGATAGCGCCAGACATTTCAAGGCTTCGCGCAACCTGTTGTTCTCGACGCGCAGTTTTTTGACTTGCAGGACAACTTCAGAGGCCATCGCCGCGCAGCCGAGTTCTTTTGACAGTGCGATGCGTGTATCGTCGGCCCAGTTTACAGAACGCTTATTGCGATTGATTTCCTTCTGTAACTCGGAGGTCGCGGCATCTATTGCCTTCTGAATTCTTTCGGCCCTCCAACTCACCCCGCCGTCCATGTCGAGAGCCGCTTCGCGCGCAGCGTCGCTGATTTGAATTGGATCGCTCAATCTTCGCCTTTCGTTTTGATGAAATGTGAAATTCTCGCCACGGCTTGTTTTGGGTTGTCGTGGTGGAATCGCTTAAACCGCGCTGGCCAGTTGATGGGAATGAACAGCAGGTGCGCTTGTTTTGTGGTAAGCCCGACGGCTCTGCGCGCGGCCTCAAATACGCCACCTTTGGGAATTGCCATGCGCTCATCTCTTGGAGTTCGTCCATGTTTCAGACTTACAGCCCAGCCGCCAATGCAGGCCGCCGTGCCGCAGTTTGGGATTGTTGAGTAGGACCAGCTGGTGAACCAGGTCCGCATCTGGAACTGCTCCGGCTCTTTGAGAATCTGCCGCTGGATGCGGCGGAGGAGTTGGGTGTTCATTTTGAATTGATGAAATAGACGTTGAAGCCCTCGGAGCCAACACAGGCCCGGGTTGTAATCTTCACGCCGAGGTCGAGGTAGCGCGCGACTGCGAGCACGTCCCTGCGTTCTCGATCCGTGCCGACCCAGAAGGTTTTCTCGGCCTTGAGCTTCGCGGCGATGGCAAGCGTGCTGAGTTTTTTTGGCTTGGTTGATGTTGGCATTTCCAAGCATCATGCCGTGTTGCCGAATAATGTCAACAACTTTTTTCTTGCCCCGCCAATCCGCCCGTGGTTTAATTGCGAAATGGAATCCGACGAATCCGATTACGTGGCCGTGCTCGAATGCAGCGACGGCAACGAAACCGTGGGCGACATGTGGGTCGAAACGCACGTTTGCACGCCTGCGACAACCATAGCCGAATTGATGGACTGGAAGAAAACCCACCCAAACGGCAAGCGGCTTTCAATAACGAAGGCCACATGATGCAAGCCGACATGCGATATAAGAACCAAAACCGGAACTTGGGCAAGCTGAATGGCGCTCTGTGGAGTCAGGCGCAATGCGCTCAAAAAGGTGAAATGAAATCCAATCAACCGACCACCTCTGGCGCAAAGACGCTGGTTCGGCGTATCAACCGACCCAGCCCACGACATCCACGACGCGGGCTATTGTATGAGTCGAAGAAAGCGAGCGGGTCAGCGCGAGCGGCAGAGGCTTAACCGAGCGAGGAATCGGACTATAAACTACGAGATCGAAATGCTGACTTCTTTGGTTTATTGGCTGCCCTTGGTGTTGCAACAAAAACCGGCGACGACTCCGCCGCCGGATAACCTGTTGAAACCAACAACCCGCATTGCGCGGGCAAGGAACTATCGGACTGAGGACGGGATCGTGCAACAAAAAATCCAGAGATGATTCAAATTCACGAATCCAAATCACCCGGACTGACGACCAGCCAACCAACCGTTGAAGAAGTTATCAATCCGAATTCTCGCACAGGCAGATACTTTGTCGCCAAGGAGCGAATTCATACGATCTTCGGCGCTGAAGTTGACGGGGGTGAGATCATCGGAATTGGCAGGAATGAGACTGAGGCGCTCGCCAGGCTCGAACAAGAACGCGCCAAATTTTATGAGTCGCTATGGGCATGAAAACCTTGACGGAAACGAAATCCGCAGATTTTTCTTGCGACAACGCGGAGGAATCTCGAAAGTCGTAGCGGGCGCCGGTTGATGGCCGGACACCCACCACTAAACACAAACGATGATCCGTTTATGCCTGACAACTCAATATCACCAACGATTCTCAAAATCGAAGAATTACTCAAAGTTGGAAAGCCTCCAGTGGCTATCATTGCGGCTTTAGGAACCAACCATCACGAGATTTCTAAGGTTAGGAAGCGGCTTGGATTTCCGTGTTTTAAGCCCGGCGCTCCGAAAGGCCATCGGCCACAAACAATAAAAAGGATAGCACTCATTCGCCTCCTTAAAATTCAGGGCAAGAGCTATTCTGAAATCGGAGACGAGTTTGGCTTTTCCCACCAAAGAGCACAGCAGTTGATAGCCAAGAAGCCGCGAACGGATGTGTGTTCAGCTTGTGGTCGTCGCTCGAAGTCACTGCACGGCCACCATGAAGATTATTCAAAGGACGAGACTGTGCCTCTCTGCTTGAGATGTCATGGCAAGATGCGCGTCTTTGAATCCGCTGTCTTCAAGGCGTTTTTAGATATGTGCGCTGGAAGAAAATCTCTTTCGTTTGAAGATATTACAAGCCTCGGAATCAGTCGCGATCAATTCAAAACCTTCTGCAATTACGCTGGCGTGGAAAGGCTCCTAACACCACCTTTCCGGTTTGGTGGAAGCAGAAAAGAAAAAGCTGAATTATTTTCTTGCGGATAATTCCCGCCGATGATTCAATCGGTCGTCGGTAGAAATACTGACAAGCCAGCCCCGGAAACTGGCTCTAACGGGTAGAAGGTTATGTTTGAGCAATGCCCCGTTGCGGGGTTCGGAACAGTTAAGTTCAGCGGAAACGCTGACCCTTACTACCCATTCCGGGCCGGACTCCGCAACGGGGTAATTGTTTTGCCGCATGAAATTATCACCAGTTGGAGATTGCCTTGTCTGCGAAAAGTGCGGCAGGGAAGGGCCGAAGGCGCGGACGTTTCAAGAAATGATGCGCCGCGCCGTTCAAGAAGCTGGATTCGGTTACGAGTGGGAACATGCCGAACTTCACACAGCGCATTTCTTCTGCCCGACTTGCAAGTCCGAGTTCGATTGCGTCAGCGACGACGACATCCCCACATGAAACTTTACAAGATTCGCAACTGGGACGCTCTCTATGAAAACAACCGCTCCAGAACGGTCAAGGTTCTCTCCTGGGTTGCCATGCCAAACAAACACGATGGGGAAAATTTCAGTAACATTATGGCGCACCCGCGCGGCGCCGAGATTTTTGCCGCATTCGTCTTGATGGTCGAAATCGCCTCAAAATGCAGTCCTCGCGGTACGCTTATCCGAGACAACGGAACGCCACACACTGTCAGCAGCCTGTCAGTCAAGTGCCGTGCGCCTGTCAGTTGGCTGACAGTCTCTCTTGATTACCTAGAAAAAAACACGGATTGGCTGGAAGTGTCTGAAATTACGAATGATGCAGTTGGGTGCCAGCAGGGTGCCAGCAGGGTGCCATCGTCCTGTCAGTCAGGTGCCCAAGGAGGGAAGGGAATGGAAGGAATGGAAGGAACGGAAGAAGGAAATGCCGCGCTTCCGCCCAACCCCTCTGGGAAAGGATTCTCAAAGCCGACGATTGAAGCCGTAAAACTCCAATGCGCTGAAATTGCTTTGCCGGAGTCAGAGGGTGACAAGTTTTACGACTACTACCAAGCGAACGGGTGGAGAGTTGGCAAGAATCCGATGAAACTGTGGCCCGCTGCGCTCGCGAACTGGAAACGACACTGGGAGGAATACGGAGGACAAAATGGACCAAGAATTCAAAACCCTCGGAGAAATACTGCCGAAAACCCTCGCAACTTTGGAATGCCTTCCACAGCGAAGCAAACCAGCGATCGAATCGTCGCCGAACTCCGCGAGCGTGGAGAGATCAAGTAAAATGAAGAACAAGTGGCAAACGAAGTGGCTGGGTATGGATGTTTCTCAATCGCCCGAACTGGAAGCGGTTGGAGATATTGCCGAAGCGTTCTGCGCTCGTTGGTTTAAGAACTCCCCACAGCATTCCCTACTCGTGCTTTGCGGCGACGTGCGAACCGGCAAGACGCATCTCGCCAAGAAGATTCACCGATTTGGAGTAGCGTCGGCGTTCACGTCGTTTGAAAGAGGACATTGGGGCAATCACAAAATGCCAAGCGTGGATTACATTTCGTGGCCCGAATTAGCCTGCGAACTTTCAGAAAAGAACCGCTCTTACATGACCGACTCTTTTGAAAGCAGCCTACTGATCCTGGATGATGTTGGCGCCGAGAACGATCCTTGGAAAGTCTGCGCTGATGCCTTGTGCCAAATCCTTTCGCGGCGGGAACGGATGTTCACGGTGATTACGACCAACATAATGCCGCCATCATGGTCGGAGAAATTTGACGTGAGAATCAGCGACCGGCTGTTGAGAAACTCAGTCGTCGTTGATCTTTCGTCCGTAAAACCTTACCCGATGCGATGAGAACCAACCTCCGAAAAGTCGGCCCGCTGGTCAGGCGCCGGATCAACCGCGACAAGTGGCGGCGGCGGGCAGCCAGGTTCGCGGCCAGGGGGCTGACGGCGCGCGGCACGAAGCGCAACACGGCATGAGCGCGACCTTCGATCCGCCCCGATGGCTCAACGGCCCGAGAATATGTGTCGCTGCAAACTTGCCCGCCTTCGCCACGCCGGCTGAGATGGACGCTTTCAAGACCGCGAATTCTCCCGGCACGCTCGTCGTTGCGCGCTGGCGCTGCAAAGCCTGCGGTGATTTTCACTACTGGGGCACAGGCGGCGACCCAGCGGGCGGATCGAGCGGAACGACTCGGACCAGCAAGCACATCGCCGAAGTCAAAGCGAAGTTCCTCGCTTCGGCGACGGCGAAAACGATGCGATGAATTCTCAACCCGCCAATCTCCCCAACCTGCTCAAACCCGACTTCGTTGACGTAGCTGGCCTTCAACTGGCAGCCAAGCTCGCGGAACTGCGCTCGCAGGGCGCGCACGTCGCCGGGATGGTGGCTGTCGAGGCTGGACTGTGGAGACTCAGGCTGGAGTGGAACGACCCGTATCAAGGCGAAACAATCAACCAAAAGGAACAATGAACACGAAACTTCAAACCAACGGAGCATTGCTCACAGGACGAGTTATCAGGCGGCACAACGTCATTACCGGCGAACTGCTATGTGACTTCCCGGAAAACCGTGAAAGATTGCTGGGACTAGCCTCAAACTATCGCCTACGTGCTCATAGCGACGGCTGGTTCGTGGATGGTAAAGGCCACCGAAGCCAGATTTGGGAGTTCGGTATTGCCAAACTTGGCCTGACCGTAATTGGTCCAAAGTTCGTCCGCAAATGCCTCGCGCAATCCCGCTGGCTGACGCCTAAATCCGTCGGCGATCGGGAAGCCAATTTCTTTTGCGCATGGTCGGATGATAACCTCGCCAATCTGCAAGCCTTAACAGGGCTTCAACAGCGCCGACGCCCGCCAAGCGCGCAGGGCGCCCCATTGCCGTGAGCCATCACGAGATGAAACCGAAATCAAAACCCAAATCGTGCAAAACGCAAGATTCCACGCCTACTCCGATTGTAGATGCGCTGTGCGAAGCTCAACATGAGCCTGCCTGCGGGTTGATCTGGGCCGACGACGCCCGAACGATCGAGCGCGAGAAAGCCTTTTACCGCGACTTGCTCGAACAAATCGCGCTCGGCTCAAGGAAAACTCAGGCGCGCCGCCTGGCAACGGCGGGCCTGGAGTTCTGGGATAACATGCAGAAGGACATTCCATGAAAGAATCGAAAATTGAGACGCAATCGGCGGTTCGCTTGTGCTGCTGTGGCGCGCCCGCAACCGGCCTAGTGTCCGGCGGTGAGCCGCGATGCTGTGCGACGTGCTGCTTCCATCCGTGCGGCTGCCGCTGTAAATACGGCGATACAAAAGACACCGTGAACGACGGGCCGTTTGCCTTCGAGGAAACCTTCAACGACCCCTATGACTAATTCGCCCATGAGCGACCCGCAAAAAGAATCCGCGGAACTAACCGCCCTCCGGCAAAAGCTCGCCGAGATCGAAGCGAAAATTGAAACCGCGCGTTATCGCGTGGAAGAAACCGCGCGATTGAACACTGATGCGGCGGCCAAGCTCACCAAGCTCGCGGCGCTAAAGTCGGATTGTCTCAAGTACATTTCAAGATTAACTCTGGCAAATCCGGTTGACGGATGCGGATAAAACTGGCATCGTTCCTGTGTGCAGCGTAAATCAAATCTGTCTCGGCTCGCGAAGTCCTTCAGTGGGCTTGCCTCGCCTTCCAGCGAACGCTGCACACGCGGGCCGGGACACCTCAAAAGGTGCAGCAATGATGGCGGAAAAACTTTGTGAAGTTTGCGGACGGCCATTCAAGCCGGAACGATCCAGGTTTGAAGCAAGAAAGTACTGCTCAAGAATCTGTTATTTCAAAACCCGAACACAGCCAATCCTGGGACGATTTCTGGCGAAGGTTAAGGTTGACAAAACTTCAACGTGCTGGATTTGGACCGGCGGAACAACGCGCGGATACGGAACGATTGGAGTGCGGGGCACAAAAACCAGGCCAGCCCACAGAGTTTCCTACGAGCTTTTTGTCGGTCAAATCCCAGCCGGTTTGTTTGTTTGCCACCGCTGCGACAATCGTCCATGTGTAAACCCTGACCATCTTTTTGTTGGAACCGCCAAGGACAACTCACAAGACATGGTGGCAAAAGGAAGGTCGAATCCCGGAGAGGGAAGACCAAACCACAAATTCACAGAGGCTCAAGCTTTGGAAATAATAAATTGCTCAACGACGCCCAAAGAACTGGCCAAAAAATACGGTGTCTTTGAAAGCGCGATCCGCAGCATTAGAACCGGGAAAAATTGGCCGCATCTCCACGCTGCTAGAGAAGCCGCTCGGCTGACCATCGCAAAAGAGTCCAAATGACTGACGAAATCCCGATAGCCAAGCCGCGCTACCCCAGATGCGTGATCTGGCACAACCCAGACACCGGCAACTTTGAAATCGCCTGGCCAAACGGAAATCCAAGCTGGGACGGCGGCATCGAATGGCTCGCCACGTTCCGCGAGCAGGCGGATGCTGATGAGTTTGTGAGAACGCACGGATAACCCATGACTGTCACCCGATTACAATTTGACGAAATGGTTCGCCGCCTGAACGCGAATCGCGTGCGGCAGCCTGACGAGGGGACTTCGGATCGGCCCGCTGGCGTTGAAAGCGCACACCGCGGACGGCGGGCTGAATCCGAATCCGATCTGCATGAGGCAATGATGGAATTCTGCCGGAGCAAGGGCTGGCTATTCTTTCATGGCTCAATGGCCCACAGAACGCGACGCCGGATTGGCGAACCCGACTTCATAATCGTCGGAGATGGTGGGCGCGTGTGGTTTGTAGAGGTGAAAAGGCCGGGCCAAAAACTGACAACAGAACAAGCCGCCACACTCGCATGGCTGGTGAAGCTCGGAGCCAAGGCCGCAGTAGTCACTTCGCTTGACGAGTTTCGAGAAGTTGTAAAATGAGTGCTCACGCCATCGTTCACGTCGGCAACTATTCCATCCCACTGATCGGTCTTCCCGTGGACGCCACGCTGGAGCGATGCGACGAGTGCGGGAAGTTGTTCAACGTGCGGCAGATCACGCTGGAGGACGGAAAGTTTATCTGCGAGAAATGCCGAGAACCATTTTAACCATGAGCGCGCGCGCAAAATCCTGGGCGATAAAAGCGCGGGCCGACCTGCTCGCGATCCTTGGGCCGGTCTGCGCGAAGTGTGGGGCGACTGACAACCTTACCTTCGACTGCATCGAACCGACTGGCGACGATCATCACCGCGGCAGCACCGACCAGCGAATGCTGTTTTACCGGAAGCAGCATTTTCAGCACGATAATTTGCAAATTTTATGTGATGTCTGCAATGGGCGAAAAGCTGACGACGTGATTGATTTCAGGCCGTTGCCGTCGCCCGTTGGAGAACCGTTTTGACAATGAACGACGAATTGGAAAATCAACTCGCCGTCCGATTGAAGCACCTCGTGGACGACGCTAAGGACACCCGCCGCGCCATCGCCAAATCCCAGGCCGGCGGCATCGTCCACAAGTGCGCTTGCGGCGCGTGGACTGTGGGGTTGGTTTGTTCCGCGTGCGCACGCAAGCAGCGAGACTCGGAAAGGAATGGAGAGCCATGACAAGAGAACCCCGCACTCTCGCGGTTGTTAAGCCACGGCTGAACTCTCGAATCCGTCTCGAAAAACTCAAACGCTATCCCGCCCTGAAACGCCACGTGCTCGGCAAGAATGTTCGAATCTGGTCGGCTCAGTGGGAAATGTGGTGGCGAGAAAACGCGCAAGGCTACACACCAGACAAATCCGAAGCGTGGGTCACAACCTTCGAGCACGCCTGGGATGTGAGCGCGCACGCCGGACCTGAAAAGCAAATCGAATACGTAGTGACTGAACCATGAGCGAAACCGGAAACCCGAAACCCCCAGCTGAACATTACTCCCGCGCCTTTTCCAGCATGTCCACAAGGTCGAATTTCACGATCTCCAGCACTCCGATTGCCTGATACACCGTCACGTCGCTCTCCTGGCCATAGCGGCGGATAACTTCTCGGATTTCCTGCCGCAGTTGGTCGGATGCTACCGGGTTGTGCGATTCGTCGGGCATGGGTCCTCTCAGTTGTCCGGCAGTCCTTCGGCCTTCGCGGACAAGCCAGCCTCCGCGCGAACTTCGGAAGCGCGCGTTTCATGCGGATGCTTTTGGTTGCGGCATACGCGATATGCCGATTGCACCGCCCCACACTTCCAGCACTCAGTCCGCTGATAGTAGCGCACCCTATCCGTATAGACCTGTTCATGCCAGTGGCGTTTGTGCCGTATCCTACACAGTATCCTGAACAGCGCCGCCGCAACCTTCTTCATATCGGTTGAGTCATCGCGCCTCTCCATTTCCGGGCAGGCCCTCGGCGGCAATCTTGTCTGGCAGAAACGCACTCCAATCAGCCAGCTTTTTCAAGGCCGATTCGCGCCAGTAAACCATCCCGCTTGGCCCGTGCCCATCGTGCTCGTGATGCACGCATTCAACCAGCAACTTTACGCTGTTACCGTAAAGTCCGCTGGGGCTTTTCAATCCTTCCGGCGTGTCCTTGGCCGCGTGTCCGGGAGCGTGGAGGAAAAAGAGCCAGACGGGGAACGGTGTAACGCGCTCGACTTCCACATAATCGCGCCAGTGCCGCCGATCAATTCCCGTCTGCCAACTCGCCGACATGCGATGCCAAGTGAATGCCGATTTCAGCTTGGCCTCAATCCAAATCACCCGCTCGGCTTTGAACACCAGAAGATCGGGGCAAATCAACTGTCCGTATTGTCCGAACAGGCGCGGGCCTTTGCCGTGGTTCTCCTGAATCTGGTACGCTGGCAACACTTGCATTCCGCGCCGGATGAGCCATCGGCTTATCAAATCCTCGCCGTAAAGTCCGACTGCCAGTTGTTTTTCAAACGACATGCACGCAAATTCCAAACGGTTTGAACGCAGCACAGAACGCCGCCCGGCGCCGCCCGAGGTAAAGCACGGCCTGCCCCTGCAACGGCGCTCCAGCCGCCGCGCCAGTTGGATCAAGAAACCGGACGCGCGTAGTTGGGAAGCAAATCGCCGAAGCCACCTGCGCGATCTTCACAAACCACGCCGTCTCCGTCGCGTTGTTCACCAGGACGCAAGCATGTTCGATCTCGCCGAGGTTGAACTTGTCGGCAACCGCGTTCGCGAACTGTGCCACGAGCGGTTGCGCATACGGCGGATTCAAGAACACCCGCCCTGTCCATGCCTGTTTCAATCCGTCGCACTCCTTGTCGAAAAATTTTCGCGCCTTAACCGTCTTATTCGCAATCGCCGACGACGCCGGGTCGCAGTCAATACCACCCATCGCCGCCCGCGCCGCTTCCACGAACTCGGACGGCGTGTACCACTCGTTCTCGCCGGAGTTGTGGGAGACGTGAACCGATTTTCCATTTCGAGACAGAATTCCAGCCTTCACTTTCTCGAAGACTTCCACCGGAAGCGCGGCCAACGCCTGCGCCTTTGAACTTGAGAGTTTGTTCAAACCGAAAGACTGAAGCGTCGGCAATTTATCCGGGAGTGGTTTGCCTTGGATACCAGTCTTACCTCGAATCGCCCCCTTGTTCTTCGGCATAACCGATAGCATCTGCCCCATCTTCCGCTCCGCCTCAAACGCATAACTCCGGGCATGCTGAATCGCTTCCTCGCCCATTCCCTTTCGCCGCGCCCAATCCTTCGCCGTGAGCGCCAAATCCTTCAACTCCTTCGCCTTTTGGATGGTGTCCGCTTCGGCCAGCATTGCCGCCGCGCGGGTGAAGATTGTCAGTGAGCTTGTCATTCTTTCTCCTTCATCGTTGCCGCCCGATATTCATTCTCGGCGTCCTGAATCTCCTTCGCCGTCGGATTCCCGTTGTTCCCAACCTCATCCTTCGACAGCTTGTGCCAGTGCCGAATCTTCTTCCCAAGCTCCCTGATTCTCTTGATGTAGGCAATCTGCTCCGGCGTTTTCTTCTTCAGTTCCTCCCGGTATTTCTCCATCCACTCCCGGTTGTAATCCTTCTGAACATACTTGCTGACCAGCCCCCGGTAATACTGGGCGTTGAGAATCAGCCAGCCATCATCCACCTTTCCGATCCGGCGGCCTTCGAACGGCTGCGGCTCGATCCGCTTGGTGTCCGGCGCGGATAGAACCTTCAAGGCTTTGAGCACATCCTCCTCAGACTTCTTCGCCCATTCCCCAAGCATAAACGCGCTGGCCCGAACCACGTTGTCGGCATCCTTTTTCGCCAGCATCGTCAGAAACACCTTCACCACCATGTCGTCCTCGCGCCACAGCGACGAGTCCACAATCTTCCCGAAAAGCGGCGACCAGTTGTTCATTCCGCAGGCTCCCAAACCACCCAAATCCAGTCAAGCCTTTTGTGGAGTTTTGTGGAGTCATGTGGAGAAGTGTGAGGCTTGACACCCGACATACACTTCTTAGGGAGCCACGCTGGTTTTTACCGCCTTCCACGGTTCGCTCAACCTCCACGGACTTCCACCCCCACCGAACCACCCCGCCTCCTCCCTCCCGCCTACAGCAGGACTATCCATCGCATCGTGTCCATTTGCTCGAGTACTCCAGCCACGCGGCTCCCCTCTTGCTCGAGTACCGTCACTCCACCCAAAGCGGACCCGTTGCCCCAAACGCGGCCGAACCTCAGCCCGCGACAGGAACGCACCAGCCGCGCAAGGCCGGAAAATCATTCGCTGAGTCCGAAAGCTGAGTTCTGAAAAATCTGGCCGACCCGCTTCAATTCCAGCAATGCGCCCACTTCTCAAACCTCCAACCTCTGAAACCGAAAGAGAACCTTACGAAAGCCGCCAAAATTGACCAGCATCGCCAGATGAACCTTCTTGTGGTCGGTGCGTAAAATTTTCAAAAAGAGTCCGCGAGTCCGGGGTTGGTCTATACGCCGTTCTGGACGCCACTACCCCAGTAGCCCCGCTCGACCGGGGTGGGTGTCGGCTCGTGGCGCGGTCGGGCTGGATGGCTCGATGGTCGGCGGCCACCTCGGGGCGGGCTGGACGACTCCGGCCCGGCCTGTCGGCGATCAGCGCGGAGATGACGGCCCGGTTTTGCCTCGTGGCCGGGAAAGTGCGTCGTCGGGTCAACTACTGACCATAATGAAGAACAATGTCAGTTATGCCCACATGCCGCGTCATAAACACAAATGAAATCAGGGCGTTCGTGACTTGTGGCCATAACCCGAAAAATTCACTTCCTGAACCACAACCCGTAGCGGTGTGACACACACAAGACGGCTCACTCCCACGGGATATTGAGCAGGTCAGCGGCGGTGACGATCCAGCGGCGGATGGTAGGCGTGACCGGCGGGCGTTTGGTCCAGTAAACCTCTGTGTTGTCTGGCACGGACAGCGTAGCTCCAGTGTGGCTATTCAGGCGGCGGCGGATTGCGAGAAACGCGGCTTGGGCGGCTTCTGGCGGTGGTGCGAGAATTGGGCGGGTGCTCGCAGCGCACCGAGCGCGGCGGTGAAGGCTTGCGATAGCATTGGCGCATCTCACATGCAATCTGACCGTAACCCATTCAGTGTGAATCTGTAACGCTGGCGGTCCCGGGTTGTAGGCGAGTATTGGCGCCGGCTCAATGGCCTGGCCGCAGTGTGGGCAGGCTGACACAGGACGTATTTACCCCTGTTCCGGGACGTGCGCTAGCGAAAAGTGCGCTGGCGAGAAATACCCCAGTTCGCGGAGGCCGGCGGCGCGTGTTCAGGCCCATGTGTTCACGGCAGCACCTCGCTTCCCACCTGTTCTTCATCGATTGCGGCTGTGAGTTCTTTATCATCCAGCGCGTCGCGCACGTCGGCGCGTTTTACGGCCTGCTTGAGCCACACCGGTGCATTTCCGTAGCGGCTTCCACCATTGCCGCCGAGGCTCGGCTCTTTGCCCCGGGAGGCAGACAGGACGGCTTCCACCGCATCGCTGTAGCCGACTTCCGAAAAATGGCAGCGGTAGCATTCCCCTTCGACGTTTCCACCACACCATTCGTCTGTTAGCAGGAAAGCCCGCTGGGATTTCTTGAGCAATACGACTTTATCTCCATCGTAGTTGAAGTCGTATGCCCCGCAGCCATCGGGCCCGATCTGCCACACGTTCACGGGTTTCGAGGTGATGATTTCAGTTGCGTTCATTGTTTGTTGTTTGGAAAACCGAGGACCAACCAGCGCACGGATGAAAGATGTGAAGCAGACAAGCGCGCGCTTGGCCAGTCCCCGGAAGATTTTTCGTCTGCTTCACGCTTTCGGTTTAGCGTGTCCCGTGCCAATCTCCGATCTCCAACCTTTAACGGTTGCGCGACTTCTCGGGAGTGTAAAATGTAAGACTTTTCCGTCAATAATCCCGTCAACACCCAAAGTCAGTTTCGGTAGCGTCAACCGTCGCGTGATTAACGGTAACGGTGCGTCGGAAACGCAGACAGTGTGCAAAATGCGCGTCGGGATTGCTTACAATTCACAGGATCGGGACAACGGAAAACATTGGGGATTTCCGCATGGCATGGAGACTGCGAGCAAAATGGTGTTGACGCGCTCACTTGAGCGCACCGCGATCCCGGCGGCAAAACCATCCGGGCAAACGGCTGAGAGGCCGATAGACAAACATGAAAAAAGAAGCACGCAAAGCACTCCGTCAAGCCATCCTCGCGCAACTCGATGACGATATGATGCCGCTGGATGTTGGTGGCCACACAATCAGCGATCAACTCGTATATGCCGGCTGCTCGCAGTGGAGCGGTTGCGACCGAGATTGGGACCAGACGCGTAGCGACTATGCGTATATCGTGGACGGCCAGTACCAGTTGACCTTCCCCACGCTCGACTACTTCGACGGGCACAACCAAATCGAGCGCCAGAGCAAATACTACCTCCAGCGCGACCGCGCAGAGAATCCGCCGAGTGAGCCAATCGGCGAGCCGCTGCTGAGTGTGCCCGACCGCATCCTGCTGGACATCGCCAAAGGACTGGCCGAGGCCATCGCGGCGAATAACTCCCGCCAGGCCGCCGAAGATCAAGAGGCCATCGCGTTGGCCGCAAAACTTGCGCCCGCCCCATGAACAACCACACCGGACCAGCGCGGATAATTGACGGACACCCCGTCCCTTATTCGGCCACCGTGCAGCGCCAGCGGGCCGATGACGGAGAATGGGAATCCGTCAAAGCAATTCGTCACCTGAGCGAAATTAACGACTGGATGAAATTGCACCGGCCCGGCAAAACAGTTCTGCGCACGGACGGCGCATACTTTTTCTACACATGAAAAACTACACAGTAAAGAGGAAGAACGACGCTGGCGACGTGGTGGACGTGGTGGAGCTTGTGACGCCGAGTCTGTCCGCCGCCTGCGCGCTCGCGCGAAAAAAAGAAAGGGCTGATGCCGCACGATATGGCGGGTCAACCGTGAAAATGGCGGGCAATTTCTGGACGGTCGAAGACGCCGCCGGAAATTTTTACAACCCGCAAAGTCAACGTCGTCCAGAACGATCAACCGAGCTTCAACCGCATCCGTAAGCTGGTGACCATGCTTCAGCGCGACATGGACCGGACAGCGGACTACCTGGCCGCTGCAAACGCGGCCTGGCACGACGACCCCGCGTCGGAAGATCACGCGGTATTCCACGCGCCGGCCATCGAGCAGTTTCCGCGAGCGATGCGTGACGAGGCGATCCTTGAACTGGTGCGGTATCATTTGAACACACTGAAGGAGGTGCAATCGTGAGCGCATACCGATTGCTGGCCTTCCGCTTCGAGATTTCACGCCACCGCACCAAAGCCCTTGCTGTCAACGCCTGTGAGCGGCGCATACGCGCAGGCCGGAAGGAAGTGAATGAGGGCAGGGCAACAACCCCATTCGATTACGAGATTCGCCGCGGCAAGAAGTTCATTTATGCGCGTGGAGGTTATCTATGAACGGCTCATTTGTCCGCAACCTGGAAACCGGCAAGGTGGAATTGCGATTCTCAAAGGCTGATTACATGGCCTTGAGCGACGCGCAAAAGAGCACGATCAAAAGCGCCTGCCTATTCTCGGGCCGGGCCGGTTGCTGGGTGAGCCGGGCGACGCGCAGCGACTATCGGGCCGTGCAGGTCGCCACCGCGCTAGGCTTGACCGATGACGGCGAAACGGGCGAGCGATTGAGCTTCGCCGAGCAGCAAGAATCAAAAGTTGAGCGCGCCGCAGAGCGCGTCGAGCGCATGGAAACGCACGCGGACAACGCAGAACGCCGCGCTGCCGTCGCGTTCGACCGGGCCGACTTGAGCGAAGAAAAGTCAGGCATTCCATTCGGTCAGCCGATCCTTGTTGGCCATCACAGCGAACGCAGACATCGCCGGGCGATTGAACGCGCTGACAACGCCATGCGCCGCGGCATTGAGGAAAGCGACAAGGCGAAATACTTCGCGGGTCGGGCGGCTTCCGCGGAGTACACCGCCAGCCAGGTGCAAATGCGGGACAAGGTGTATCTGCAAAACCGCATTGACGAGAACGCCGCGCAAATCCGCGACGTGGACCGGCGCATGGCTGGGCAGGGAGTGATTGAGCAGACCGACGAACAAGCGAAAGCCTATCAAACCAGATTGGGCGTGCTCCGGGCCGAGTATCAAGAACGTCTCGAATACTTCACCGCTGCCATGAACGCGCTGGGCGGTGCGGCATTCAGCCGGGACAACGTAAAGCCGGGCGATGCTGTGATGATTCGTAGGCGCTGGGCGCAGGTGGTGAAGTGCAACCCAAAGACGGTTGCGGTCACGTCCTGCTTTCCTTGGCCGCTGCCCTACAAATGGGCGGAGATTCAGGAGCACCGTGCAGCGAACGCTGGGCAGGAGGTGACGCGATGAAAACCTGGCTTTGGCCCGACCGCAAGATCAGCAAAACCGAGTCCCGGGCGCTGCGCGAGGAACACAACGCGCTGGTGAATGTCTCGGCGGACTTGCTCGCCCAACTCGTCGCGCTGACTGTACAGTTGAGCGCGGCCGGCCTGATCGTGCCGCCGGGTGTGTCTGCCGCGATTGCGAAAGCGAAAGCTTGCAAATGAAAACGACAACCCGCCAGGCGCGCAGCATCGCGTGAAATTTATGAAAATAAACGAGACGAAGCAAGTCAAGCCGCAGGACGCGCACTGGGCAAACCTGTTCGGATACGGAAACGTCATGGCTAGGCTGGATGCTGCAAAAAGCCGCGCATATCGAGCATGGAAGGCCGGAAGCAAAACAGCCGGTCCTCGTTTTGATCGGCTGCACGCTGAAATCGAAGCGAGGGCACGATGACCCGCCAAGCGCGCTCAATCGCCGCGATCCGAGAGGTTCGCCGGCGCGACAACCTGTGTGTCGAATGCGGGCAACCAGCGGCAACGCGGACGATTGCCGGGCGAGTCAAAATTATGAGCCGGTGCGATAGATGCCGGCTGCGGAGAAACCAACCAAAAACGCGATGAAAACCAGAGAACTCACCGAATCCGTCGTCATCCTTCTCACCCTTGCCGCCATCGTGCTGCTCATGCTCGTCTTTGAAGCCGCCTGTTTCCGTTGCCACCTGCCGGACCTCGTTGTCCCGGGCCTTTAGCGCACCGTCAGCGCACGATTTCTCCCAAACCGACTCCCCAGCCTGAGCGAGCGAGCCGAACGCAAGCTTGGTCCACGCGCCAGCCTGCTTGAGCGCCGGCCAATGGATCGGCCCGTGCGCCGGAGTGAGCGCCCAAGTCCAACCCTTCCGCCGAACGCCAGTCTCCCCACACCGGCGCCAAAGCCCGTGCCTTGTGCGCTGCGTGGGGCGCCCTGCTGCGATTGCGCCGCCGAGGTGGGTTGAGACACTCCCAATTCGCCCAGAGCGCGGGCGTTGGCCGTCTGAAACGCCTGGCGGACAGCTTTTACGTCGGCATCCGGCCCTATTCCAGCAAGTTCAGCCTTGAAATACTGCCCGCGCAGGGTGCTGTAACGCTCAAGCTCGGCGTCGGTCATGGTGCGGTAGGCGTCCGCGAAAGCGTAACCCTTGCCGGGATCAATGGACGGCGGGCGGTAGCCAGTGTTGAACAGTGCCGCATATCCTTCACGGGCTTTGCCGGCCTGGGTGTCGGTGATGCCTGGGTATGTGCCCCCGGTCAGGATTTGGACGATCCGCTGCACGTCGTTCTGATTACCGGCGGGATCCCCGAGCATGTTCACTTTCGCGGCTTTGCTTGTGGGCAACGGCAGCATGAAATCCAAGACGGTTGCTGTCCTGTTATCCAGCGTGACACCGGCCAGCCGCGTTGCCTCTTGGATGCCGGGCAGTCCCGGCACGAGCGGGCTGACGGTCGCAGCCAGGCTTTTGCTGGCGTTGAACGTGCCCTGATCTGTCAGCGAACCGAGCAAACCGCCGGCGGTGCGCCCGCCCAGCGCGGCGGCCCAAGCGGTTTCGGCAGCAATGCCAAGCATGTCGGCGATGTCCAGACGGGGCACGGCGCCCGGTGCCAGTCCGAGTTTCGCCGCCTTCGCATCGAGCGCCGCCTGTTGCTTGGCCTTGCGCGTCTGCGCGTCAACCAGCGCGCCAGCGGCGGCCATGTATGGGCGCAGTGGGGCGAATGGCCCGACCGTGGTGCTGACAACGATCTCCTTGCCGTCGCCAAGCTGGATTGCCGCAGTGCCCGGGCGCCAGCCGTTGGCGTCCCAGATGTCGCGTTCCTCCTTGTCGCGCGGCCAGCGTCCGCGATAGACGACCATTCCGCCCATGATGAGCAGCGCAATGAGCAGGCCGATGGACGAGAACACAGTGGCCTCGACTTTTCGCTGCGCGCGGTCCTCCGCCGTCCGCATGAATGGATTGCCACGGCTGGCAATGCCAGTTTCGGGATCAATGTATTTGGATGGAACGCCGAACGCGGCGGGGAAGAATCCCAGCGGGTACATCAACGCACGATCCACGCCGATGCCTATAGCGTTTCCGAACCGGCCAAAGGCCGCCGCCAGCGCGCCGAATGGAATCGGGACGTTCTTGCCCAGTTCGCCGAACTGTTTGATTGTCGAGGAGATGATACCGCCCGGGGAAACCACGCCAGTCATGCTCTCGTTCCAGGCGTTCGTCGAGCGCATCAGCCGGTTCTTCTGCTCGTATTCGTCGGCGGGCATCCCGGCTTCGCGCATCCGCTGGTAGGCCATGCCTTTGAGGATGTGCCATGCACCGGTTTCGATTTCAGACTTGGAAGGCGCATGATCAGGCTCGGACAGTTCGTAGTAGCGCCTGGCTTCCTCGACTGCGCGAAGGTAATCGGCCTTCACATCGGGCATGATGCGGTCCACGGCGACCGCCGCTTCCGCCGGCGACATGCCGCGCTGCCGGAACTCGCGGTAGGCTTCCGACCGGATTTCCTGCCATTCCTGCGGCACTCCTTGCAGGTTGTCCCACGCGGACGCGAAGCGGTAAGAGAACCGGATGGCGCCGAACAAGCGCAGGACAAACGCCTGCGCGGGCTGCCCTTTGGCCGCCAGTTCGTCCGCCTTCAGTCCGACACGCTCGAACAGCGCGATGCCGGATAGCAGGCGGTCCACGTTCTTGATCTCCGCCGTGCCTTTCAGGGCCTCGCGGAATTCGCGTAGCGCCGCGCGTAGGGCCTGTGATTGGCCGGTGACGCTCTCGCGCAGCAGCCGGTTGGCGTCCTGCCAGAATTCGGCGGTGCTCGCGCCGCGAAAGCCGCCGTGCTGGACCAGCGCGTTGGCGAAGGACCGGAATGGGATGTGCATGACCGCCGTTGGGCCAACATCAAAGGATTGGCGCGTGAGAAAACCAATCTTCGCCAGGATGTTCGCCGACGCGAATTCGTAGATGCCCTCCACAATGTTCGCCCGGCCCTGCCCGCTGCGGAGTGTGAAGGGCCGCGTCCACTTCGCCCAATAAGTCCCGATGTCACGTTGCAGGGAAGTCTGGCGCTCGCTCGTGCCGGCGCTGAACTTGCGGTAGGCGGCTCGCAAGGCGGCTTGGTCTTTGCCCGCAGCGGCAGCAATCTCCGGCGGCAGCTTCCGCAATTTGTCCAGGCGCTCGGCCATCTCGCGGACCTTGGCGATTTCGGCTTCGCTCGGAATGGTGTAGCCGCCCGCCTCGGCAATGCGCTGGAGCACGTAACCCGCGTCGAACTTGCCGGCCTTGACGGCAGCCACGATCTTCACCCACGCGCCGCTCCGCCGGCCCACGCCCAGCCGCCGCCGTTCCGCCGCCGACAGCATTTTCTCGAGTACCGACAGGGCGTGAGTGGTTGCGCGGTCGAACATCGTGTCAAACGTCTTCTCGAACTCCTTGCCGAGCGTCCGGGCCATTTCAGGAGTGACGTTTAGTGTCTCGACGGCCAGCCGTTCAGCGTTGGCGCGCAGTTCCCTCCGCTGCGAGAACGGCAGTTGAAATACCCGACGCAGGAATTCCAGTGCGTTGTTCCCCGTCAGCTTTTTGAGCAGGTCCGCAAAGGCGGGCGCGTCTTTCAGCGCGTTCTCCAATTCCTCGTCCGTAAACTGCCCGCGAAAGTCTTCCAGTCCTGCCTTGATGACGCGCTCGATGTCCGGCCCGCCGAATTCCTTTGCGTACTGCGCGTTCAACATCACGTCAACGTGCTTGGCCACGTATTCCACGGACTGCTTTCCGCCGCGCAATGCGGCCAGCATCGTGCCGCGGTGACTGCGTTCGGACTGCGCCGCCTTGTAAAGCTCGCGCTTCAATCCGGCCGAGAAGGCTTGGAGATCGTCGCCCGTCATGTAAACCACGACGGAGTTGAGCAGGTTGCCGCCCGCGCCGCCTGGGGCGCTGAATAGCTCGCTGTTGGGATCGGCGTTCAACTCCTTGAGCTTCGCCAGCAACGCCTGCCCGGCGGCTTCCTGGCTGGTTGTGGGATCGGCCAGTTGCCAGAAGCCGTCCGTCCGCGCAACAACTGTTAGGCCGGCGTCGTCGAACACCTGCTTGGCCATCGCAACTCCCGCCGCTTGGTTCAGCCGAGGCTTGCCGCGCACGGTGTCCTTGTGGCCCATGACGACGGTGGGCACGCCTTCTTCGTCGGCAAGTGTCTGGTCAATCTCGCGCTCGAATTCTTCTACATCCATCCCCTGCACTGGCTCGTCGGTCAGGCTGGCGTGGCCGCGAATCGGTTTTCCGGTCAGGCTAAACAACGCCTGCCCGCCCATGACGGATTCACGGATTTGCGGCGTGATGGAGAGGGAGTGGATTGGGCTGGTTGTGGATTCCCGGTCAAATGTTCCACCAAAACCCAACTTATCAGCAAGTCCTTGCGACCCGAATTGTTCTATTGATTTGTCATAGCTTGACCCGTGGCCCATTTCGGAAAGAACATTGTCGGCCTGCTGATCCAATGCGGTGTTCCAGTTTTGCCACCCCTCCGCTGTGCGCCCTGGCATTTCCCAGACGGATCGGATTAACTCCACCTTGTTCAGCACGTCCTTGCGAAGCACTATGCTGTTGACCTCATCTCTTACAAAAACACGCTTCGGCGCAACGGTAATCTCCGCCGTCCCCACCTTCTGCCCCGACTTCTTCACCGCGGGCAGGTTGTTGACGACGTTGCGGAAGTCCACGCCGTAGAGTTTTTTGAGTCCTTCACCGCCGACTTTGAGATCAATCCCTGAATACTCCTTTTCTGAATAAGGCGTAACGACTTCCTTGACGATCTTTGCGGCGAGGTCTTTACCAACCAATTCAGCGAGTTCTGATTCAGTCTTGTATTGCTTTTCTTGAGGTTGGAATCGCTTTCCGTCTTTGCCTGTGACAGCAATCGTCCATCCGTCGGCCCAGCGAAGTGCGATGACGTTATCAACCTGCTCGCTTAAATCGTAACGCGCCGCTTGCTGCTCGCCCGTTGTCCACCCCAGCGAATCGTATCCTTCCGATGCGGCTTTTTGCAGCGCCCACTTAAACGCGATTTCCCTCCAGTTCTTTTGGAACAGCGCGGGCATCTTCTCGAACTCGCCTTTCTGTGGGGGTTGGACTTCTTCAAGGAACAAAATTTTCTTGCCGTCTGACGTGGTTCGTTCGTTCAGGCGAATGCGGACAATCGGATTGGCAATGGCGCTGTATTGGGAGTGGCCGTCGCGCCACGTCATACGACCAGAGTATTTGTAATTAGTGCCTTCCTGCGCGCGTAGTTTGGCTTCTTCAAGCGAGCCGAAGCGGGCGTTTTGAAGTCCTCCTTTTTCGCCATCAAGTCTATATTTTGCAGCGACATTCGGGTTGTAGGTAATCGTGTAGTCGGCACCGTTTATGTTGGCCTTCCATTGCTGCGAGTCCACAACCCGAGACCCGCCACCACTCACTTCAAGATTCAATCTGATCGGCCCACTGTTCTGCCAGTCAACGGAGCCAACACGCTCCGGCACGGTCAGTAAAATCTCGCGATAGCTCCCCTCCTTACTGCCGGGCAACTGGTACTGCGCGAAGTGTGTTGGATCACTCGCGGCGTGCTCAATGTCGCTGTTTACGAGGTCGGTCAATTCGGCCCGCTCGGATCGTGCAAGCCCGCCGCTCCCCGCATCGCGCCATTTGGCTTGAAGCTCTTTTATTCTCGCACGACCGCGAGTGACATACTCCTTGAGTGCTCTCCATGCGCCATCTTCGCTCAGCCCAGATGTGAGATACCTTCCGTCTTTGTCGTAAACATCCCAGGTTTGGTCTGCCGGGTCGGTTGTTTGCCGTCCGCGTTCAACACGGAATCCGGTTCGGTTGAATCCCCCCAGCGTCACATCCTTCACCACCACTTCATTCGCCCGGAGGTAATCCAGCACTTCCTGCTTCGTGTAGCTCTTGCCGTCCTCCAGATCATTGACGCCCACCAGCGCGAACTCGTCCATGTTCGCGCCGAGCTTGCTGTTGCGGATGGTCGCCTTCCACTGCGCGCCGGTCGCCTTGCCTTGCTGCGATTGTTCGACGGTGCGAGTCAGGCGGGAGTAAAACTGGTAGAGCGCACCGCCAAGGCTTGCCATGCCTTCCTGCAAACCAGACGGCCCGCGAGCGTCAGCCTGCAACCGGCTCAGGATCGCCCGACCGATTTCCTCATCCGTCAGCTTCACCAGCTTCAGCTTGGCCAGAAACTTTCTGATCGCCGCGATGATGCGCTGCCACGCGGACAGCGACCGCTCCTTCAATCGCGCGAACCATTCGGCGTAGATGCGACGGCGGTATTGATCTTCCGCCTCAGACGCTCCCTGTTTGTACCGCCGCCGCAGGTTGTCGAGTTCGTCCTTGCCGAGTTCTGCGGCAATCGCCTCGTCAATCGCTTGCAAGCCTTCGGGCGAGTCCATCAGCGGGTGAACAAGTTCGTGTTCGAGCGCGCCGCGCAAAGCCGCTTCGTCGGGCAGGAATGCCAGGTTGACGATGATCTTCTGGCCGTCCCACAACGCCTTGACGCCATACGGAAGGCCGTCCGAGCCAATCCGCGTCATCCCAGGATCGTTCACGATGTCAACGTCGGGCGCGTTGGGAATTTCTTTGCGCCACGCTTGGACGACTGCCGCTGCGCGCTCGGGATTCAACGGGCCGGATGGTTGCGCTTCGCTTTCGGTCAACGACGCCGCGCCTTCGGGATCAACCTTCCGGTCCTCGATCCATTTGGCTTGTTCCTCTTTCGATGCGAGTTGAACGAAGCGCGCCGGCACAACGACGCTGTTGCCGTTGACCTCCATCACCAGTTCGCCCGTGTCCAGGTTGATCTGCTTGATTGGCCCGATGTAACGGTCCTTGTCGCGTTCGAGCACGACCAGCGCACCCTCTTGGAACTTGCTGAAGATGCTCGCGTTCTCTCCGTCGCGCGCTTTGGCGCGAGGCGTCAGGCCCGTGTTGAGCGCGGCGTTCCTCAGCACGCGCCGCACCTGTTCTTCGCCGTTGGCTGCGAGAGATTCCTCAGCCTTCGCCTTGGTCGCGTCCGCCGTATCGCCAGAACCCATCCCCATCCCCGTCGCGCCGTCGGCAATCCTCCATTTGAGCGTGTCCTTCTCCTGCCAGACGAAAGCGTCCATCCACTCGAAGCCTTTCAGCTTCACCGGGCGCGCGTTCTTCACGATCTCAAATCCACCAGACGACACGCGCCGGTAGAAGGCGTTCTTGGCTTTCTCCCGATCCTCGGCGTTGAATTTGGCCACGAGTTCGGCGTTGCCCTCGGCCTGCACCTGGCGGGTGAGATAGGCCAACTGCGGGTACTTGCGAACGATCTCATCCATCGTCGGCGCCGCTTGCTGGCCGACTGCCGCGCCGGACGCCGCCAGTTGCGCCAGAACTTCCTCCAGCTTTTGCCGCTGTTCGACGAGCCGGTTCGCGGACTCGAAGGGCTTGGACAATTCGCGCTTCAAATCCGACTCAACCTTGTCGAAGCGTTTGCGCGATGCGTCAACGGTCGTGAGCCGCTCGCCCATGACCTTGATGGCGTGGCCGAGAGAGGTTTGAAGCCCCGACCCGGTTGTTGCGTGGCCGTGGATTTCGTTGACGCTGTTGTACCATGGTTTATCGGGCGACCAGTCGGCGGTGTTATGGCCTTTGAGTTCCCACCAACCGTTAGGCTCTCTCAAATTCAAAGCGCCTTTTTCTTTCACCAACGGTATCTCGGAGGGTTGGCTGAGTTTGATGACAAACTCGACTCCGTTGATTGAAAACCGGCGGGTTCGCTCGCGGGTTGGAAGGGACAGCAAGTAATCTTCCGGGAATTTCCTTTTCTTGTGGGCGTCAATATCCTTCGCGTGCGACTGGTGCAACTCGCCTGCGTCAAATTCCTCCTTGAGATTGGTCTGCATCTCGGCAATGGCGTCGGCGAGCACCTTGTCGAGCAACTTCTTCCCGTCATCGCCCGCCGCTGACTGATCCTTGTAGATGACGGCGAACTCGTCACCGCTGAACGCCTTGGTGAGCGCGGCTTGCGCCTTCCTCAACACGTCAACCGTGTCGTCGAACTTGGCCTTGCCCTCTTGAACGGTTCGCAATTCAGTGCGGCCATCCGAACGTTTGCGCCCCCAATCTTCCTCCAGGATGGAAAGCTTGCGGACTTCGTTCTCCAGGGCGAAGCGTTGGGCGAAAACGGGATTGCCGCTGAAGGCCGCCGCCATCGCCTGAAAGCTCATCGTGCTGTCGTCGGAGGGGTCCTCGAACTCGCGGCTCAAGTTGTCCGCCGTCATCACCTGCGCGATGAACTTCTGCTTTATCAACATCAGTTGGTAGAGCGTCGAATCCATCGTGCGCTTCACGCCGTAAACGAGAAGCTCCACCTCCTTGTTCTGATTCCCCTGCCGTATGGCGCGCCCGTTGCGCTGCTCGAAATCCATCGGCCTGAACTGCGGGTCAATGTGGTGGACCGCAACGACGTGATCCTGCACGTTGACGCCCGTGCCCAGGGATTCAGTGCTGCCAAAAACAATTCGTATCCTTCCGGCCTGCACCTGTTCCATTGAGGAAAACCGTTGCGGTTCGGTCATGTTCGTAAAGTCGGCGATCTCGCCGGACGGCACGCCCAGAGCGACCAGCTTTTTCCGCATGTCGTCGAACACGTTGAACACCGGCTTGCCGTAAAGCGGATTGGCCAGGTGCAAATCCTCTTTGAGCCATCGCTTGTCCGGGTCGTGGCTGTTCTGAAGATTGGAGAAGATCAGTTGCGTGCCGCTCGATTCCTTGGTGTCGCGCCAAAAATTGTAAGCGTCGTTTACGACTCGGTTGACCTTGCTTGCCGGATCGTCGGGCAGCATCGGGTTGACAAGGCGAAGATCAATGGCCGCCTTGCGCGCCAATCCGTATTGCAGAATCGGCACATAGGAAAGCTCGGCCTTGTCCTTGCCGTCCAGGTCTTCCCACCACAAACGCCAGTCGCGCAGAAAATCCACGAAGTTGCCAGTTGCTTCCGATCTCTCTAGCACGACCTCCCTTGGCGCGCCGCCTTTGATCTCGGGCACGTTGACCCCGAGTGCTTTGAAATCTTCACGGTTGAGCACATACACGTCGGCCCCCGCGCGCCATAGTTGGCCAATCTCCGGGCCGTTGACGTACTTGGCCAGACGCAACACCTGCGCGAAATCTCCCGTCGGTGTTTCTTCTATGGTCGCAACCGGGATCGCAAACGTCCCGACGAAATCGTCAAACGTGGAGACGTTGAACTTTGCCAGTAGGCCGGGGCGCACGTAGCGCAGCGCCGTCCACAACTCGGCGAGCGTGTTGCTGATCGGCGTGCCTGTGGCGAGAACCACGTTGCGGTCGGGCGACTTCATGTGAATCCACTGCGTCTTGAGAAGGAAATCCATCGCCCGGTCGCTGCCGTTGCTGTCCAGACCCTTGATGCGGTCCATCTTGGTCATAAAATCGCCACGCTTGAAATCGTGACTTTCATCCACAAGCAAGGCGTCCACTCCGAGCTTCTCGAAAGTAATCAGGTCGTCGCTCTTTTTGTCGAGACGCTGCATGATGCGATCCATCTTCGCCTCATACCGTTTCAGGACGCGCATCAGCGCCTTGCCGAGAGTGCTCTTTGGCTTTTTGCCCGGCGTGTAATTCTCCCCCTCAGCCTCGCGGATTGCCGTCTCAATGGCGGCGAGTTGCTCATGGACATACGCCTGCTCGCGCGCTGGGTCGTTGTCAATGCGCTCGAAGAAACTTGTGGGGACAACGACGGCATCCCAATCGCCGGTTGCGATGCGGGCGATGAATCGGTTGCGCTTCTCCGCTGCTGTCGCCTTCGAGTTCCCGATCAACAATCGAGCCGTCGGGTACAGTTTGCGGAAGCTGTTTGCGAATTGCGTGAGAGTCGCATTCTTCGCGACGATCAAAGGCTTCCGCGCGGTGCCGAGCCGGCGCATCTCCATTGCGGCGGTAATAAGGCTGAAGGTCTTGCCTGTCCCGACGGCGTGTGCCATCAGCGTGCCCTCCTGCACCGCCCTGGCTGCGACGCGCTTCTGCCAGTCGCGCAAGTCCACCATGTTCGAGGCGCCCGGAAATCTGTCGAACTTCGGCACGGGATATTCGCGCCGCACCATGCCGTTGAACAGGCGATTGTAAACTTCCTCGACCTCGCCAGCCTCCTGCGGGCTTTCCAGCGCCCACCTGCGGAATGCTTGCTGAATCCTGTCCTGCATGTCCCGGGCCGCCGCCGTTTCTTCCGGGAGAACCACCGTCTTTTCGTATGGCTTGCCGTTCACATCCAGCAACTCGATCTTGTCAGTAACCTCGGTGAGCTTCAGGTTGAGACTGTCCTCAACGAGCTTGTGCCCGGCGACGCCGCCCGCCGAGTAGTTGCTGAGGTTGGCCACGCTCGAACGGCTCGGATCGCCAACGATCCAGCGCGTCTCATCGCCCGCACGCACAAACATCACGCTCGAATCCACCTCCAGCACATCGCGCAAGAACCGCTGAATCTGGTTGCTCGCAATCCAGTTGCTACCCAACCGGAAATAAATGATGTCCGCCGGCAGCGGTTTGGGCTGCACCTTTTCCAAAGCGGCGACGTTGCGGCTGAATCGGTCGTCTGTCGTCTGTGCCCGCCGCGCGGCCCCCAACTTCTCTTTCACGAACCCGCTCAGATACAGGTCCGGCTGTTCGAGCAATCCGTTCGCCGGATTCTCGTAGGCCAGTTCCTCGGTCAGCACACGCTGCCGCGCTTCCTCGGTCGGAATGGCGAGCATCCTGCCGACATACTCCGCGTCAATGCCGCCGCGATAATTGATGCTGATGCTCACCGCGTCGGAAAGATTGTCCGCCTTGGCCGGCTCGGAGTGTGGGAAGTTCACCCGGCGCAACAGCATCGGCCCTTTGGAATAGCTGGCGACGAAGCGAATCACCTTGCGCCCGCCGCGCTCGATCTCAACTGGATCGCTGCGCTCGTCCTCCAAAGACGCCACCAGCGGCCACTCGGGGTCGTCATCAATCAGATTGTTCTTCCGGTCATTCAGCGCGCCGTGCTTGGCCGTGAACGAGTCGAACAGCTTGTTCAGTTCCTTGCGCGCCGCAGTGAGCGCGGCGTCGTCCGAGTTTTCATCCAGCTCAAGATTTATCTGGTTCAGCGTAGCGTCGCGCAGGCCAATCAGTTGCCGCGCCTTGGCCGCTTGCGCCGCGCTTTCTCCCCAGTCGGGCGTTTGCATCCGGCCCTGATCGTCCACCTGCCAGACCTTGCCGTCCTCAAAGACGTAGCTGTCGGTCTTTCTGCCCTTGATGGTCCGCAAGCTCTCTCCGGTGTCCTCGGCTTCGATGCGGTCCTGTTCGGCGTGGATGATATTCTGCGGCAGCGTCGCAACGGCTTCCTCCAACTGCGCTTTGAGCGGCTTGTCCGTCTTTGGCGACACCGTGTAGCTGTCCTTGGAATACATCGTGCCCTTGGTCGAATGCTGTCCGAGCACCATCTCGGGATGCTCGGCGAAGTATTCATTCACCATCACCGGCTTGGAAATGCGTTCCTGATACTCTGCGGGTGACTCGCCCTCGCGCTGCGCCGCGCGATTCGCGGCGGGTATCTCGACGTTGGCGAGCGCGGTAAACCGTTCGCCGACCAGGTTTCCGATCCCGGCCTTCTTTCTGAAAATCAGGATGTCGGTGACAACCTCCGTGCCGGCGCTCGCCTTGAAAGCCGTGTTCGGCAGGCGGATCGCGCCAACCATGTCCGCGCGTTCGGCGAGCCAGCGCCGCATCTTCTGGCCGTCGGAGCCGTCCATCGTGTAGCGGCTGGTGATGGCCACGACCAAGCCGCCCGGCTTCACCATGTCCACCGAGCGGGCGAGGAAATAATTGTGGATGCTCCAGCCGTCGTAATCCGGGTGGGCGATGTCGGCAATCGGGTAGTCGCCAAACGGGAAGTTGCTGATCGCAAGATTGGCGCTGTTGTTCTCGGTTCGGAGACTCTTTTCAAAAGCTGAATTCTGGATGTCGCTGGCGGGATAAAGCTGGCCGAGCATCTGTGCGCTCATCTTGTCCAACTCGACCCCGACCCAATGAACCTTGCCTGCCAAGGCGTCAGGCGTCAGTCCGATGATGTGGCCAATGCCCGCCGAAGTTTCAACGGCTGTGCCGCCCGGCCAGCCCAGGCGCTCCACGATCTGCCACATGGCATTGATGCCGTCGCGACTCGTGTAGTGCGCGTTGAGAGAGCTTTCGCTGGCCGACTTCCATTCTTCCGGCGTGAGACTCGCCTTCAGCGTGTCGTAGGCCGCGGCGTACTGCTTCTTCCACTTCTCATACGACTCGCGCTCCTTCGGATTGTGGAGGATGTAGTAAGCCTGGTGGCCGGCCTTTTCCTCGTCGTAAACATCGGCAGCGGTGTTGTGCGCGTTGATCTGCGTTAGGCCGAACACTTGGAAGGTATCGCCCCAGCCGGAGAACTGCGCGAGGATGCGCTTCTCGCTTGGTGTCGGAAGCATATCTCCTGCCGCGAGACGCTTGCTGAGTGCCCACGCTGCGAGGTTGGCTTGGATTCTTCCGCTGCGTGCGTCCGGGACGATCTTGTCGCCCGGCTGAATGCGAAGGTTGTCGGTCGGGGCTACATCCTTGCCGCGACGGACCTCAGCGTCCCCTGCACCTTCTGAAACTCCAGGTCGTTCATCGGGATCAGGTTCTCCGGCGGGTTCTCCACCGGCAGTAGTTCGCTTAGCGCCACCTCCATCGCGAGGTCTGACCGAGCGCCCCTTGCCAGGGCTTGATGGTGAACCCGGCGTGCCGCCTGCACCGCCTGATCCACCGCCTTGAACAGTTCCTTCGGCTTCTCCCTCAACAGTTCCGGGTGATTGTCCCTCAGCCACACCAGGCGGCTTTGGAACCAAGGGTCGTTTTCCGGCCTGACGCTCGGATTCATCTTTGCCTTTCAGGTTAATCTCAATTTTACCGTCACGCAACTCCTGCAAAAACCGTTTGAGATACGGCTTGATGGCGTCGCCAAACTTCTTGAAACGCGCGAGCACGGCGTTGATGAAGTCGGACATTTTGCCGCCCGCGTTGACGCAATCCTCATACGCCTTTTTGAAATGCGGCTTGGCCTTCTGATACGTTTCCTCGCTGAACGTAGGACCAAGTGCGCCGACGTGCGTGCCGCCACCGAACAGTTCGTCCAGGCCCTTCATCCCTTCTTCCATCGCGTCCTTGAGGTCCTTGGCCGCGCCGCCCAGCGATTCCTTCGCCGTTGGAGGCTTCCGAGCCGCCTTGGGGCGCGGGATGCTTGGCGCGGGTTTGTGCGGCTGCGGCGGTTTCTGCGTTGCCGGTTCTGGCGCGCTCAACAGGCTTTCAATTTCCGCGTCGGAAAAGTCTGTCAGGTCTGCGGCGGCTCGCTCAGGCTCAAGTGCGACGGATGGCGTCGGCGCGGGTGGTCGCTTGGCCTGTGCGAAAAGTTGTTCCTCAACGACCTTCAGCCGTTGCTTCAGCCGGTCCTCGGCTTCACGGCTCGGCAGTGGATATTCGCCAATGTCGCGCCGTCGCTGCATCTCATCGAGCAAGCGATTGATCTGGATGCGCTCCGCTTGCAGGGCTTTGGTCTGACGCTCAACATCAATCAGCCCGCGCCTAAGCGAGCGGCCTGTCGGCTCTTTCGCCGCGGGCTTCGCGGGTGGGGTGAACGGCAATTCATGCCTTCCGGTTACGGCGCGGATTTCTTTCGGCGGCGAGAACGTGACGGACGGAAACGTCAACGTCATTCCGTTAAACCGTTTGTCGCCGACGTATTTCTTACCCTCGCCCTTCTTCAAGTACGCGATGGTCAGGTGTGGTGTGTACTCTGGGTGCGTCTGCTCATTCGGCAGTTTGGAAATCTCCTTGTTGAGAGCGCGAAGATCATCGCCGTGAACGTCCACCTTGAGCACGTCGTAATCCGGCTGCTCGAACACTGACAACTTGCCCAGCGTGACGGTGATCGGCTTCGAGCCTGCTGCAATTTTGGCCACGGCTGACGGCTCGTGTTCGGTCAGGCCGTAGAGCACTGTGATGTGCGGTTCGGTTTCGATTCCGAAATCCTCTTTCCCCGTCTCGTCGGCTTTGTGGTAAACCTCCGAGTCGGGGATTGACTGCGCGAATTGATGGAATGGCAAAGCGTGCTGATTCGGCAGCGTCAACTGCGTGCTCGACTTAGGTATTTTGGGCGGTGCCGTCGCCTTCGGTTTGGCGAACGCCAAAGTCTCATTGAAGAATTGAACCTTGCCCGCAGCATCCTGGTACGCTTGCAAGGTCTGCCCGTTCGGATTGGCCCGTGATTGCGCCTGCGCCTGGGTCGCCTGCTCAGTCGCGATGGCGAGCGCGTTCCTCAGCGCGTCCGGTGCTATGGTCGCAAGTTGCTGCTGCATCGCTGGCAGTCCTGCGCCAATCCCATCACGCCACGCCCGGAACTGGTCCGGCGCAAGCATGGTGAGATGGCCGACAACTGCGGTCAGGTCCGGCACCGCTTGGCCCGCGGGCGCAGTGGTGGCTTTGAAAACGTAGCGGTCGCCTTCGCGCACATAGCCATTTTTGGCAAGTGACTTTTGCATTCCATAGGCATCGGCAGCTTCAGTATTGACTGGCTTTCGATCCGTAATGGCCTGACGCAACTCTTTCCTGTGCCCGGACGCTTCGGCATACTGCGTGTGAATATCCTTTGCAGAATTTCCGCGAACAATCTTCGCCGCAGGAATTGTAGTCCCGGCCATTATGCGTCCGCCTTCGCCAACCGTGAGGTTCGCATCATGCGGGATGAAAAGAATTGCCAGATTTACTCCGACACCGCCTTCTTCCGTATGGAACACGCCATTGCCAAGATTGCTCTCGACCGTATTGATAGTTCCATCGTTCTCTACAATCTTGTCTCCAGGGCGCAGTGTGTTGGCCAGCCTTGTCGCTGCCTTGGCGCGTTCCGCAAAGGCTTTGTCACGCTCGTCACCCACATTCGTCCGTCCAACTATTGAATCATTGGACTCGTCGGCAACGGCAGCGTCTTGTTGCGGATTTGGGGCGGAATGTCTTTCTTTTGGCTCCATCAGTTCCGGCGGCGCACTCCCCGGCGCGACGACTGGCGGCGCAATGAACGGCCTTTGGGCTGTTTCACCCGTTCCGGCAATCGGCGGTAGGGGCGGTCCTGTTCCGCCACGAGCTTCTGAAACACCGATGGCTTCTTGGCTGCCAATTTGCGCCACTGAGCTTTGCTTACGAGAGGCATAAGTTCCTTTCTTTCCGCCGCGCAAGAGTTCGATGGTCGTCTCGCCCGGCTTCAATCCGAGGTAATCCCGCCAGAACTGGCTTTCAATTCGCGGCTCGCCCGTGCTGACTTTCACGCCTTTGCGCACCGCTTCGCCAGGCGCCTCGAACGCCTGGTTGATGAACCGCACCAACTCCTGTTCTGGAGGTGTCGCCTGGTCGGTGTTCACGCGAGCGTAAATATCCTTGATCTGATCCGGCGTGAACTCGGTCGTGATCTGCTTGGTGAGCAAGCGCCTAATCGCTGGGCTTTCTTCCGCCAGTCCGACGTAGCGCATCTGCGGTTCGCCTGACTCGTCCAAAACAGGCAGCGGAATCTTGATGCCTTTTCCAGCAGCTTCCAGCGGTTGCGCGAATTGTCCCATGAACTGCGCGACTGCCTCATCTGTCGGCGTTCCCTCTCCGCGATTAACGCGGTCGAACGCTTCGCTCACTTGCTGCGGATTGTAGTCAACCATCTTGGTCATCGGCACTTGCTGCCGACCCAGCGCGTGCTGCCCAGCCTTGTAGGTGAAATACGCGCCCAACGTCCCGCCCACTGCCGTCTCGACCGCGCCCTGCACGTCGTTGTTCTCGACCGCGTTGATGAACGCCTTCGCAGTGTCCGGCAAGCCGCCGGCCATCTGCGCAGCGAATACGGCACTGACCGCGCGCCCGGCCAATGGCGCACGAGTTGCCGCACCTAGCACCGGCCCGCCTATCACCCATGGCGCCAGCACGTCAGCCGTCCGCGCCACCCCACGCTCGACGCCTGCGCCAATCTTCGCCGCCAACGGCGCTTCGTAGCCCGGCGTTCTCAGACTGCGGATGCTTTCGCCGGTCTCCGGGTCAACGCCAGGTAGAAGCGCGGCGAAGTTTCCATTTGCAATGTCTTCCGCAGTGATGGACGGAAAGCCTTTGGCCTTCGGCGTGAGAGGTTCGAGTTTCTCGCCAATCCAATCCCGCGTCACATCCCACGGCGGCCGCGTGTCCGGGCCAATGCTCGCGGTCGCGTCAGATGGAGTCGGGGTAATGTAATCAGGCGGCAACTGGCGCGTCAGGCCGGCGTCCAGACGAATCGGAACGCGCCCAGACGGGATGCGACTCAGATCAGCGGGTATCGGCGCTGGCACCAACGGCGGTCGCTGTGCTGGAATTCCTCCAAGATCGGACAAGTCCGCTGCGGGCTGTCTCGGCGCGAGCGGGACTCCGCCGAGGTCGCTGAGATCATGCAACGAGGGGCGAGCTTCTGGCGGCGCAACCATCACGCCGCCCAAGTCGGAGAGATCGAAGTCGGGCACGCTCCAACCTTTACGCCCGCACGCTGGCTTTTACAAGGCGTCGCTTTTTCAGCAACAATGACTTCACCCCTTTGGCGCTTGGATTTCCATAACTCACCACAGGCGACCCGGGCATTGGTTTTAACCCGGATGGTTTACCAAAGAAGATATTTTTTACAAAAGCACGCTGATTCTTTTGGAGGAGTGTCATTCGGCTCACTGGATTATTCTCGCCCCGCGCTGCAACGCTGTCCCAACATTCGTTGACGGGATTTGCCACATCCTGCCGTCGGGCGTCTGGACTGTGACGAGCGCGTTTGTTTGCGGCGGCGCTGCGAACATGGCCGGATTCATCGTTCGCGCGTCCTGCCCGCCAAAGCTGTAGTCAATCGCCGGGGCGTTCGTGCGGCCTCCGAAGGCTGGCGCGGTCCATGAATTGATGTTGAACGCTGGCGGGGCGTTGGTCCGCCTCGGCACGAGATTCGTCGTGTTGGTCCGCTGCATCCACGGTGTAATAAGTTGCGGGTGCGCGGAAAGCGCGCCGGTCACTGGATCGGTCTGAACCAAGCCCTGCTTCGGATCGAGATATGGCGTGATCTGCTGCCGCAAAGCGTTGAGCCTTGCCGCTGCTGCCGGATCGGCCTCGGCGGCGGTGCTGTCGCCATAGTCTGCCGTGTTCGCAGTAAAAACAGGACCCACCGCCCTCGGGGTCATCATTTGCCGATTGCGGTCAATGTGCTTCAGCATATTCCCAGTGCGCGCAACCTTGTTGGCTAAAGTCAGCCTGTCCGCCTCTTGAGCACGCAGCGCATCGTCCTGTCGCTTGAGCGAAGCCAAATCAGCCGGATTAACCTTTCCCATCCAGTCGTCCTCATTGAAATTGCGAGTCACCTGAACATCCGCTGTGGCATCTGCCAAATACGCCTTGTGAGCCGCTTGCGAATCCGGACCTTGCTTGTCCGCCATGATGTCCAGTTGCCGATTCGCCAAGCCTGTTCCAATATCGAACTGCCGCACGTTCTCGCCGAACTTCTGTTGAGCTTCCTTCTGCTGCCAGTCCTGAATGGCCTGACGAAGTGCCAGTTCGCGGTTTTGATAAGACCCTTGCTGGGCGCTCTGATTGGCCGACTGCAAATTGGCGAAGGCAGACTGAAGGGCGTGCTGTCGCAGAGCTTCGTCGGCTTGCTGGGCCTGCTGCACCGCCGAGAAATCGTTTCCGTAATAGAAGGGCACCCCATTCCTTTATCCGCCTGACGCTGGATTGTCAATGCCGACGGCTCGAACGAGCGGCTGCAAATCGCCAGACGCGAGCACTTGAATCACCACTGGCTGAAGTCTCGCGGCGTTGGCTGCGTAGTAAGGCAGCGAATATAGAGCGTTCGTACTCGCAGCCAGCTTCAGCAACACCTCTGGATTTTTTGCCGGGTTGGAAAGAAAGGTTTCGAGTTCGCCAGCATAGGCGAGAAAGGCTTCGAGAAATAACGAGGCTGCTGGATCAAGCGGGGATTCCATGATTTTGCTTGTGCTCGTAATAGGCGGCAGTCAGAAATACCGGACTCAACTTCCGAACGTGATCCCACCCGCCGCAAATCAGGGCGACCGCCAGAACGACATGCCCGTCCGCGTGGCGCAGCACGTCCGCCCATTGCCGTTTCCATAACTCCGGCGATTTCTCAAACGAAACGCTGTCGGCCAAAATACACGTTGCGACCAGAACGATCATTTGAAGTTGCGGCAAGTTGCGAATGTAAAATTGAGAAGAAAAGCAGTCGCAACCCAACGCGAACGCCCGCGTCAAATGCACACGATCCCATTGATCCTCGTCCAGCACGTTGTCTATCGCCCGGAGATAATCACCCCACCGTGACAGGAATTCCATGCCTTGCAAGTTTCCGGTGGTGATGGCCGACAGCCATTCCTCCTTTTCGCCATGCGTCATTTTTATTGAACTGGCAGGAAGTCTGCGGCAGCACTCGTTCTTTCGCCGTAACACTTCTCGAAATTAACAAACACGGCGAATGACCCTACGACTTCGGCGCAATGCCTCACACCGCGGGGTATGTGTTTGACCGCAAGAATCCATCGGCCTGTGCTTGCGCGCTTTCGCAACGGGCCGCACACCTCTCTGGTTGTATGGCCAACGGTGACGCGCATCCGGCCCAGGAGATAGACGATGAAGCTGTCAATGGTTCGGTGGACGTGGGGAGGAACCACAGCGCCGCGCGGCAGAAACCACAGTTCCGCTTGTCGGCCTCGCCATAGTGGGAGGCGAAAACCAACGGCCTTTCCAAACCGCTCGATCATATCAATAGGCCCAGCCACCCATGCCGGGATCGGAACCGGGCCATGAACCCCACCCACCACCACCCAAACTCATCGGCGGAGGCGAATACGGATTTCCCGACGGCGGTGGATACGAGTAAGGATTCCCGGTCACAAACGAATTGATTGTGTTCTGCCGATCATTGGCAGAGCCTATCGAAACCGGCCCGAAACCCGCATTGAACCCTGAGACTTGGTTGGTCGTAGGACCGCCCCAGGTACTGACTGGAGCGGGTTGTCCGCCGCCCCATACTGTGGGTGACGCAGGCCCGCTGGCGCTGGGGCTTCCCCCTCGCACTGCGGCGATCAAGTTTGTGATTGTCGCCGTGTCTTTGTCCATTCCGCTGATGACTTTATCCAGCGTATCCCGATTCTGTTGGACGCCCCAAATGCTGTTGTTCAAAAGCCCGCTACCGATGGTGTTTCCGAGGTTGACCTGCTGGCCGAGCATTTGCATTCGCACATTCTCGGGCACCAAACCGTAGCCGGCCAAATCGTTTGCCATTTGCTGCCGCCGCCCCGTCAGGCCGAGCCTGGCGTTTTCCAAATAGCCGTAGTCGTTGCGCGACTGGTTCGCGGCATCGAGCGCGGCTTGCGTCTGGATGTCGCCCATGTTCCGAAAGGCAAGCCGGCGATCATACGAACTGCCGCCGCCTTCATTCCCGACTAGTGAACGATTCTGATTAGCGAGCGCGTAACGCTGGGCGAGGTTCGCCGCGTTGGTGACGGCCAGACCGCGCTGCGCCCGCAGTCCCGCAAGCTCGCTCTGCACATCGCCGTTGTAGTAGCGGTCAATGTTCCCGATCTCTTGCCCGGTGCGCGCCTGCGCTGCTGGTTCGCCCGCGAGATACTTCGTGATGTAATCCTTGAGGGCGCTCGCCTGAGTGCCGCGCGCCGCGTTGAGATCACTCCCGGCGCCAGTGAGATAGCTTTGATACCACGGGTCTTTGACGTTCTGCAACGTCTTGAACGTTGGGTCGCTTTGGAAAATACCGAGAGCGCCAGTCATAAAGGAAAAAATGCCTTCTGTTCGCAAAAAGTAAAGCCCAATCGCCGGTAGCGACGCCCGATGGCGTTGTGTGGAAACTGACTTGCAGCGGCAACGTGCGTTGCGCCAGCGCGTTTGCAAGCCTCGATCAACGAATTCAGGATGACGATTTCACGAGCGGACTTGAAACACCAGAACACAACATTGGCGATCCTGGCGTGGTGATTGAACTCGAATGGAGCGATTACCGCCCCGGCGCAACTGGAAGGGCCAACGATGCAAACACCGCGCGCGACGACATGTGCGATGGTCGCAATCGTGGACGGGCCGTCGAAGGCAATGCCCACGTAGATCGAACCCGCCTTGCGATAAAACTCCCTCAATAGTTCTAAAATAAACTCAACGTCGTCGGCTGTGGCCGGTCGGAACATCCAACCTGTCAGTCTTTTCGGTTAAGCCAATTCCAAAATTCAATCCTGGAATCAGGCAAGCCGCAGGCTTCAGGCGGGAAGCATTTCTTGAATTCTTCATCCGTTACACCGGAAAACTTGCGCTCGAAGCGCCATTGCTTCCATCGCCGTTTCATGCGGGCGATAAAGCCGTCACCATCAGGATTTGGATTGTAGGTTGATTTCATTGGAGATTAATCCGTTTCATCGCCTCGCGGATGGCGTCCTGGCAATTACCAACGCCCCGGTTGGCGTGGCCGTTTGAATAGTCTTCGGGTTCGCCGGATCGCGGCTCGCTCTGCTTCTCGCAGAGTTCATCGGCGTATTTCAGCGCATCGGCCTGGATGCGCTTGTTCAGTTCTTCATCGGACACGTCAGGATTCTCCTCGTGCCATTCGGTCCATTGTTTTGCAGTTTTCATCACATGATGACCCGCCCCGTCTCGATCCACGATGCGCCGTTGAATACCAAGCTCAAGCTCTCAAACTGCGCTGGCGTCCACGTTGCCGAAAGCCTGACCGGACCGCTCACGCCAGGAATGGCGCTGTCACCAATCAGTTCGCCCGCGTTAGTCCCGACCCATTCGAGAATCAATCGCTGGCCGGTAACACCGTTGGCCAAAAGGAAAGTCCGATTGGCTGCCACGGCGTCATCGCTCGACAGCGCGATGTGACCGCGGCCAATCGTCGTCACGATCTGATCGTCGGCGGTGAGAGCGATTTCGATTCGGTCAACCACCAGGACGGGAGTGGTGGTGTCTGTCGCCGTGATGCGTGTCATAGGACAAGAAAGTATCCAAGGACTGTGAACGTCCCAAGCACATTCAGCGGGCCAGTCATAACCATGTTTTCGCCCGCGCCGATTGTCACGGTCGAACCGAAGGCAATCGTATTCTGCGTCGTGATTTGGGTGAACTTCGCCTGGCGCGGGTCGGTGAGGCCGATGGTTTTCCTGTCCAGCGATTGCTCGTCAGACTGGCCGACGATGCTGCTGGCTGTTCCGTGAGCCTTCGTCGCGGCGATGTGCGCGGCAAGTCCAAGAATCGCCGGGGGCATACTCGCAATCGCTGCTGCGTTCTGTGCCGTGATTCTGGCTGTCAGTAGCGTTGCCGTTGCTGGGGTGGCCGCCAGCGCGGGCGTCGAGACAATCTTCAACCGTTCGAGGATCGAGCGTTCCAGGTTCGTGCGCCACTCGCGCATCAGTTCGTTGAACCGTTGCAGGCCGTTGTTGAAACCGTTGGACTTCACCAACGCGGCGAGGTCGGGAAGTTCCGGCACGCGGAAATCGTTCGCGTCGGGCGAGGCGTTTACAAAATCTTTCAGGCTGGCCATTAGATGTTCCTGATCTCGTACCTTTTTGCCCGCAACTGAACCCGCGAAAAGTCCGCATCCCCGCCAACTCCGGCAATTTTCAACTCGAAATACAACACCGGCCCTTTTCGGATAAACTGCCACGCGAGCGTCGTCTGCGGCTGCGTGTTGGCGGCCAAGTGCTCGGCCTGCGTCCTGTCAGTCTGACACTTCAGGTCCTTCAAACTGTGTTGATGCCAGACCAAGCAGCCTTCAAGATTCCGGT